CCCATGCTATATAGGGTACTATATACACCCATGCTATATAGGGTACTATATACACCCATGCTATATAGGGTACTATATACACCCATGCTATATAGGGTACTATATAGACAGTACTATATAGATAGTACTACATACACACACACACATACACACACCACCATAGACAGTGGTTATAATAGAGCAAGTACAGAGCGTACCTTATAGTAAAGAGTTGATATCGTTTACTATGTATACATTATATCATTGGTTAACATATATGTCAATACATTATCATCAATTAATATTATTGTAATATAATTACGATTATGTTACACAAAAGTAACATTTGTTTACTTTTTATAAAATTTGATTTCTTATTACATTTATGTTACATGGTGTTACTCTGGGTGACAAAAATTCTGACGTTGTCGTTTTTCCGCCCCAGTCCTACCCAAAAAAAATGTGCGATATATTTTTTACCAAGTTAACGTTGTCACACTTTGTTTATACAGTAATACTCTAGCAAACCATAGTTTACATAGTTTACATAGTTTAAATAGCAAACCATAGCAAACCATAGTTTACATAGTTTACATAGTTTAAATAGCAAACCATAGCAAACCATAGTTTACATAGTTTAAATAAGTTTATAGAGTTAATCATGGTTGGTTGATGGTCGGTTCATGGTTGGTTGATGTTTTATAAGATATAAATGATAAAGTTATAAAATTATTAAAAACATTAGATATAATTAATACAACTATTTGTATATACAATATGTTAATTACTTGATATAATGTATATGAGGTGATTAATTAATGTATTTTGAGGAAGTTAACAGATCGAAGCAAAAGACTCACACAGGATTTAGGTTAACATGGGAAACATTAGAACAATTAGAAGTATTGGTAAAAAAGTATGAGAAATTATTTGAAGAAAATAATATGAAAGCAAATAGGACAAGTGTATTAGAGTATTTAATACATGAAGCTTTGACAGATCAAGAAAGGTGGGAAATACGTGAACGTTTTCGACAAAGATAATAATTTTATAACCAAGTTATCATTAGATGTAGGGTTACAGCTAAAGGTATGTGATATCTTAGAGATTAACAATAATACATATATTGTTGAATCTATTATTTTAAACAATGTAAACAGTCAGCACATAGTATATGTTGACACACTATTAAATCACAAATTAAAGCATCATATCTTAACATTCACTTATGATTATTACACACCTGAGGAAATTCAGCATCATTTAGACAAAATAGGATTAGAGATAAAATTAAAGGATGATATTGAGGAAAACAGTATAAAAAAGATCATCTAGAATTATTTTTTTAATTGAAATGGAGTGTAATATATGTTAATTGTGATTATTATATCTTTTTTAATCGTGGTTTACCTAACATCAATTAGTATGTATTGGAATTTAATCAAGGAATACCAGAGGTATGTAGATATAGAATATAAAACGAGTTTACTTAATCTTATAATAATGATTTTACCTATTATAAATAGTATATATTGCTTAATATTATATTTTCAAATAAAGGAGAATACAGAATTATGAATGTTGATAATTATAGTGACAAAAGAATATTTAAGGTTAAGTTAGATTATGACTATTTCAGATTAAATAATTTAGGTTCTAAGGTAAGAGATACCTTAGAGCAAATTGAGGAAAACCAGTCTTTTTTAATTGTCTACACATTAGACAATGAGTTAAACGAGTTAAACGAGCCACTAGGGTATTACTTGTATAACACAAGAATCATTATATCACCATTGGCGATAAAGCAAAAGAAGGAGATAACTAAGTCACTTGTTGAGCTTATTAAGAATAGTAAATTTGATGAAGAGATAAAAATTAATACAGATGATAATTTAGGTAAATTAGACAATGATGGTGTATTAATAGTTGAAGAGGATAAGAAAAAAATTAATAGTATAACTAGATAAGAGGTGTGAATTAAAAAATGGATATACTTAATGATTTAATAGATGAAGAGTTAAAAAGTGCAAATGAGAAATTTCCATTATTTCAAACTATGCATGAAGCATATGGGGTAATGCGTGAGGAATTAGAGGAAACTAATGACGAATTTAAGGATATTAAGCAAGCAATACTAATTGAATATTGGAACTTATGTAAAAATAGCAAAAAAGAGAATACTAAATATCTTAGTGGTAAATTATTAGATTCATTAGATAACGCTATATTACATAATTTGAGGGAATTAATACAACTTGGTGCAATGGTTAGAAAAAGTAAATTGTTAAATAAAGGAGACCAATGTGATAAATAATAAGTTTAATTATTGGTTAATATTATTAATTTCTATATTTTTTGGATATTTCGGTATTGATAGATTTATAATTGGTGATTATAAGTTTGGATTAATAAAATTATTTTCTTGTGGTGGTTGTGGTATTTTATGGTTAATAGATATTATTTTATTTGCAACAAAGACAAATAATAATATTGAATATACTACAAGTAAGAATAGTAAAATAATTGGGATATCTATATTAGGATTTTTATGTTTTTATGGTTTAATATTTAATATTTCAAAGAGTTATGTTAAAAATAATAAAAAATTATCATCAAGTATAAGTACACCAATTAAATCTACTGATAACAATAAAGTAACATCAACATCAACACCAAATATTACAATTAACCCTACACCTACAAGAACATTGACACCAGAAGAAATAAAAAAACAAAAAGAAGCAGAAGAAAAACTTGATAAATATATAAAAGAATATGAAAATACAATTACACCAAAACCAACAAAAGAAACTGAAATTAAATATGATTCTAAAATAACTTATAATAATTTATCAAGAAATCCAGAAAAATATAAAGGTAAAGGTATAGTATTTACTGGTAAAATCATTCAAGTTATAGAATCAGATAGTGGTAGTACTTATAGAATAGCAATAAATTCAAATTATAATAATGTAATGGTAGCATATTATTTTATAAAAAATAATGAAAATAGACTTTTAGAAAACGATATAATACGATTTAAAGGATTATATACAGGTTTATATACATATAAAACGGTTTTAGGAGCAAGTCAAACTGTACCATCAGTTATAATTAATGATGTTAAAATTCAATAATCTTATTGATATTAACAATTAAACATAGTATAATAGATAAGCAAGTATAGTCTACTTTTTTTAATTGTTATATTTAGTAATTACCAATAAACCTATATAATATATCTTAATAATAAAACATTATAAGTACTTTCAAATTATAAGATATTTAAAATAAATTTCATGGTTAGTGATATAATAATATATAGTGATAATTAGTACTTTTAACTAATTATTTTCCCTTAATGAAAATAAGACATATGTCTTATTTTTTTATGATATTAATTATTTTATAGATAAATAAATTTACTATTGATTTGTAATAATAAATTTATTATAATATATTAATGTAAAGCTTATAAGGCTAAGGATTGGGATAAATGGATAAATTTGATTACTAAATAATGTTTCAAAGTTTCAAAAATTAACCCTTTTTTAAATTGTTTTTGTAAATAAATATACCAATATGTTAAAGCTATGATAGAGATATCATAGCTTTTTACTTTAGTTTTAAATATTTTTAATTTAGTTTATTTTCTAATAGGATTATTGAATCTTAATACAACATAGTGATAAAATGGTATTATACATAAGGAGGTATAGATATGAATAACAGTGAATTAAACAGTGAACTTAACAGTGAATTAAATAATGTAACAAATATTGAAACTATTAAATTAGAGGATTTAACTATATATTTACATAATAATAATAAAATAAGTACGAATAATTATTTTATGTCTGTATTATCACTTAATATTTTTAATCATCCATTAAACACATCATGTATTGAGGTAGCAAGAACTAAATGTATACAGCATCTTGAGCGATTATTACGTATAAGCATTAATAAATATCATGATAATCTAGTTATAATTAATAATATGTTAAAGAAAACTAATTAACAAAAAGAAAGGAGTTGTTTTTTAATTGGATAAGAAGAATATTAATGATCATAGTTATTACAGGGTAAGAATTCATAGGGCGAAGTGTCCTATATGTAGTTTTACCAGTAAGATAAAAGAATTTACTAATAAGAAGATACTTAGAGGTGATTCTATTGAATCTATAACAGACTATATTTTAAAAAAGCATCCAATATATGATGAAGATGATAGAGAGAATTTTAATTTTATTATTAGATCACATGCTGAATATTTGGAATTATTATTAGAAGATATTTTGACTAAATCAATGTTTAAATCAATTAGAGAATCTTTGAAAGATGTAGATTTAGATGATTTAAAAATGAATGATAAGGTTAAACTTATTAAAAAGGTAGAAGAGGATATGTTAATAGAGTCTGATAATTTAGATGATGAAAAATTATCTATATCTAAGGCTTTACTTAACGATACTTTACCTCTTTTAATTGGTCGGTTCAATAAAGAGATTAAACAAGGTGGTCCACAGGGTATTAGATTATTATCTAATTCTTTAAGTATGACTTTAGATTCTATAACTGAATTGAATAAGAAACCTAAAGATACTTCTAAAACAAAAGAGGAAGATAAAGAGGTTGATGAAATGGAGTTGTTAGAAATTGACTCAAGTAGAAAAGAAAAAATTGTATCCTTATCCGACAGAATACAACAAGCAGTGGGAACTAGAAACTAATGCAGTTAGAGATATATTTTGGAACGCTAGTAAATCAGAGCGTAGACAATACGCTCTTTCAAATCCTTGTATATTTGGAGAACAATATATAAAACCTTATATCAGATTATGGAATACTAATACAGCAAAGCATCAGTATTATATGTTATATGAAGCGTTAACATATAATTCCATAATTATCCATGTACCTATAGAACATGCTAAGAGTACTTGGTTCAGCTTAGTTCTTCCTTTGTGGTTTTTAATTAATGATCGTAATACACATGGTGCGATTATTTCAAATACTGCTACACAGGCATATGGTTTTTTATCTGCTATTAAATGGCATATTGAGTATAATGAGCGTTTAAATAAAGATTTTCCTGAATTAATGCCAGATTATAAATCTAAATGGTCTGAATCTGAGATAATGGTTGTTCGTGATAAAGATAAGCAATCTAAGGATTCATCTATTGTGGCTAAAGGTACTGGAAATGCCATATTAGGTGCTAGATTTGAATGGGTTATAGCAGATGATATATGTGATTTAGATAATACAGCTAGTGAAGCACAAAGAAATAAGACATTTAATTGGTGGAATGAAATAGTTGATTCAAGGGTAATTGAGGGTGGACGTAAAATTATACTTGGTACACTACAGCATAATAAAGACCTTTTATGTACTTTATCAGATAATGATACTTATAAATATATAAATTTAAAAGGTTTAGATAAAGTAAATAATATTCCGCTATGGGAAGAGAAATGGTCGGTTAAAAGACTTTTAGACAAGAAAAAAGCAATAGGTACTTTAGCATGGAATAAGACAATACAGAATGATAGAACATCAACTCAGAATAAAACATTAAATGCTGATTGGTTAAATTATTATGGTGAAACTGAACAATATAATTTTAATATGTTTTCAGAAGATGTACAATGTTATATTGGGGTTGACCCTGCTATAGCAGATGATAGAGAGACAGCAGAGAAAAAAAGACTAGATAAATTTGCTTTAGCTGTTGTAGGTTTTGATAAAATATCAAAACTAATGTTTTTATGGGAATATTACACAGGTTATTTAACATTTCCAGAGCAATTAAAGATCATAGAGAAATATTATCTTAAGTATCAAGATAGTGGTGGAAATGTTAAGAAAATAGGAATAGAATTAGCAGCTTATCAAAAGGCATTGGCTCAATCGGCTTTTTTATTAGAATCATTACCACCAATTGAGGGCATAAAAACTGGGGGTAGTTCAAAGGCTGCTAAGATAGAATCTTTTGGTGTTTATTCGGAAACAAAAAGATTTTGGATAAAAAGGTCACATGATGATTTTATAGATGAATTTATTGAATTTGAGCCGGGCGGTAAATCTCCAAATATTCTTGATGCTTGTACTGTATGTGTTGCAATGATAAAAGGTTGTGGCTCAGTATCAGATATTAATGTTTTTAAACGTCCAAGAATACATAATGTATGGTGATAATATGAGAACATTTAATAAAGAGGGTACTATCTATGGTGTATATAATGGTTATTGGGTAGATACTGAATTAGGTGATGATTTAAATGGTAATGGTACTTTTGAAAAACCATTTAAATCATTAGATAAAATATTAGAATTATTACATGAATTGGCAAATATACATAATGAAATTAAAGATATATTAAAAGATATTGATTAGAGAAAGGAAGTATAAAATGATTGTATTTAAAACTAAAATGAAAGAGTTACCTAAGTCTTGTAATGATTGTGAATTATTCGATAAGATGTGTAAATTGTCGTTTAAAACATTGAGATATAAGAAAGAAAGATATAAATATTGTCCATTATTAGTAATGTTAGAACCAAAAGTTACATTAGATAACACATATAATGAAAATGAGAATTGGAATGATGATTAAATAAAGAATAAAATAATAAATTATAAGGAGTAAAATAATAAAATGAACTTACAAAAAGCTTTAGATATTATAGACACAGGTGAGAAATTACTCAAAATAGATGATATAATTAATAGTATTCAATATATCGACAAAAACAAGAACTTAACTAATATATTACAAGAAGCAAAAAACGATATTATTATTGAAATGTTCAATCTTTATCAAAAAAAGTATAATATAAATACTAAGAGTAAAAGTAAAGCTAAAAGTGCTAATACCAATAGTACTAGATATCCATGATAATAATATACTTTAAAGTAGTATACTCGTAAGTATAATATTTGTAAGAATAATTAATATACTTATGAGTTTGCAAATTATAAGTATATTCTATATTAAACAATAATTGATAATGATTGATAATATTCGATAATATTTAATGATAATTGGTAATGTATAAATCAATAAATGCAGAAAGGAGTATTTTGATGACAAGACGTAGAGAATTGGGTTCAACAGGTAGGTCTAGCCGATCAATGTATCAATATACATTAGATACTGACGAATATTTATCATCATTAAAGCACCCTTCTAATATTCCTATATATGAAAGAATGGGAAGATCAGATTCACAGATAAAAGCAATTTTATTAATGTTAGAACTTCCTATAAGATCGACACAATGGTTTATTAAATCTTGTGATAATTCAGATAAAGCAAAAGAGATATCTAATTTTGTAAATGATTGTTTATTTGGTGATTATCCGAATGGTATTTTAAATGGTTTTGATGAATTTTTAAAAAACATATGTACTATGTTTCAATTTGGACATTCAATATTTGAAAAAGTATTTGAAGTAAAACAAGGTAAACTTAAATGGAAAAAATTCGCTGTTAGACCACAATCAACTATTTATGATTTTTTATATGATAGTGTTGGTGATGTTAAAGGTATAACACAAACTTTAGTCAATCAAGGATTTAAAACAATAGATATAGGAATAAATAAGCTTTTGATATTTACTCATGATAAACAGCAAGGAAATATTGAAGGTATATCGGCTCTAAGATCGGCTTATAAACATTGGTCAATAAAAGATTTTCTATATAAGATTTTAAATGTAGGTGTTGAGCGTAATTTAGTTGGAACACCTGTTTTAAATTTACCAGAAAATTATACTCAAAATGATTTTAATTTAGCTAAAGAGATAGTTACAGATTTAAGGTCTTCTGAATTTGGCGGTGTAACAATGCCAAATGATTTTGTATTAGAAATGTTTGAGGGTAAGAGGACATTAATAGATGTATTACCATATATAGAATATCAAGATAGACTTATTTCAAAATCAATATTAGCTCAATTTATGGATTTAGGTTCTAATAGTGGAAGTTTTGCTTTATCTTATGATCAATCACAAATGTTTCTTATGATGCTAGAAGCAGCAGCAAAAAATATTTGTAATATTGTAAATTCACATGCTATACCTGAATTAGTAAATCATAACTTTTCTTCTGACTTATACCCTAAGTTAACATTTAAACCTTTAAATTCTGGAAGATTAATAAATGTACTTAAAACATTAACAGATGGTGGATTAGTTGTACCAGATGAAGATTTAGAGAATTGGGTTAGAGATATGTTAGACCTTCCAGATAAAAAAGAGGAAGAAGATGAAATGTATAATCCAATGGAAAATCCAGATCAAAACATAGACGGAAATCCAGATAGTGAAGCTAATGAGGAAAAAGCAGAAGATGATATTAAATCGGATGATGAAAAAGGTTCTACAGACAATGAAAATATAGCTAATAATGCTACTTATAAAAATAGAATTAAAGACAATAACTTAAATAATACTAAGAAAATGAGTGAAAATTATAATATGAATTTATTTAAATGTAAGAATATTAAAGATATTATGTTAAAGCAATTACATGATATGAATGAGAAAGTAATTAAACTTGAGACTTCTAAGTGGTGTACTATTAAACCTAGATATATAAAAGAATTAACTGAAAGTATATTTGATTATATGAAACATATTAAGTTAGATGAATCAAATAATTTATATCTTAGAGCATCATTAAAAGCATCAGATGTTACTAATAAATTAAAAAATAATTTTTTAAATCAACAATTAAATAATGAAAATTGTATAATGAATTTTGAATTAATTGTCGATAATGTAATTAGAATATCAAATAGGTATTAACGCTAGGGTATTAAATATTGACGATAAGGTAATTTATTAGTATAATTATTAAATAATAAAGTTATTTAAATGTCATAAAAAAGCTGATACACAAAGTACAGTATATGAGTTTAAATAATGAGTACTTGTCTAATAAATAATACTATTAAGGTATTATATCGAATAAATATTATTACTCAATTTATAAATTAATAAATATATAAGATTATTATTAATGTATTTTAATAATAAGAAAGGAGTAATAAATGAACGTTGTTAGAAGAATAGACGGATATTATTCACGTTCTATTTGTGGAAGTTCATTAGCATCTATTACAAGACCAGATGATACTACACAATATACGGTTGGTGATGTTGTCGGTACTAGTCCAGCTACTAATATAGAGTTTGAAAATATATTACCAACTGGTGTTAATGATGGACATTTTTATATAACTGATGCTAAGTTAGAAATTGAAAAATCGGCAGTACCAGCGAATATGAGTAGTTTTACATTACATTTATTTAGTGAAGCACCGACAGCAATAGCCGATAATTCAGCATGGACATTATTATTAGCTGATGGTGGTAAATATTTAGGTTCAATTGATTTCAATACACCAGAAGATTTGGGAACAACATTAATTATGTGGGTTGAGAATATTAATATAAAACGTAAATTAGCCACAGATTCTACATCTATATATGGTCAATTAGTAACTAATGGTGATTTTACACCAGCAGCAGAGGATGTATTTAATATTCAATTAGAAACAGTAGGAGCGTGATAAAATGCGTTCTACTATAAGAATTAAGAAAATGCATTTTTCAGGTGAACTTGATAAAAAAAGTATAGCAAAAAAAGCTACTACTATTTTTAGTCCTTTAAAAAGATTAACTAATAAATATAGAGGTAATCTTGTTAAAGTTTTAAGAAATAGTGATGATGCTCAAAAATGGTTTGGTTGTGATTTCAAAGGAAATATTAGATCAATTAAAATCCTTATTTGGTTAAATGGTAGTAATGGTTTAGTATCAGAGGTAACTAATCAAGCAAGACCAAATGATAATTTTAAACAAACAACTAAGGCAAATATGCCTTTAATTGTTAGTTCAAATACTTTTTTAAATTTTGGTTTATTATTTGATGGTACTAATGATGGATTTACATGTAATTCTGATGGACTAAATACTACTACTTTACAATTGTTTACAATATATGCTAATGTGTTTCAGACTGCTATAGGTAACAAAAGAATAGTTACTAAAAATATAGCTGGAAATGATTATTCATATAGTTTAGGTTCACGTAATACAAATAATCATTATTGGCATATAGTTAGGACTGAATTTGGATATAGTGGTTTAGCACCAAGCCCATTGATGCCAACAGTTATTAATTCACATGTTGAATTAATAATGATAAGAGATAGGGCAAATTCTGATACTAGAAGGATTAAGAATTTATTAGAATATGCTGCTAATTCAATTTCTGGTGCTGTTGATTATAGTACAAGTTATCCATTGTATATTTCTGGTGCTGCTCTTGGAGAATATTTTCAGGGGTATATGAAATATTTAGTTATACTTAAAAATTCATATCCTAAATTATCTTTAATTACAACTTCGAAATCATCATACATATTAGATGTAGATGATATGTACTATAATGTTATAACTGCTGTTAGTTTGAAACGTTTAACCAAATGGTATGATGGACCATGTATTAAAATTAGAAGAAGTTCTGATGATGCAGAAACAGATATTTATTTTAATGGGTTAGATGTTGATACATCTGCTATAGAAACATTTTGTGGTGCTGGTGATGGTTATGTAGTTAGATGGTATGATCAAGGAATTAATAGTAAATATTTAGAAGAAACAACTAAAGCTAATCAACCTAAAATATGTTCGTCAGGTAGTTATATACAAAATGGTATTGAATTTACTGATAGTTCAGAAACAAGATTAAATAGACAAACTACTGGTAGGATTTGTAGAGGTATTTATATAAATTTCATAACTAAAACAGAAGTAACAACAAGTAGTTCATATAAAGTATCATGGAATATAGAAAATTTATATGGTGGTATAAAATTTGGAGATACGACAGGATATGCAACAAATGAGATAATTAATATAGGTAATTATGGTCCAACACCAGAACGATCAAGTTGGTCGGATGCTTCTGCTGTTATTACAGCTAATACAACACATAAATTATTATGTACATTTGATGCAGCTACACCTAAATGGAATATTAAATATGATGGTGATGATAAACCAATTACAACATATGGAACACCTGTAATATTGAATGCTGATGATATCAGAATAGGTGGTCGTGGTGATGGTGCTAGTCAATGGTTTAATGGCTATTGTACTAGTTTCATAGTATTTGATACTGCAACATTGAATTATTCTGAGTTAGATAAAGTTTAGGAGGTGTAAAATTGCCTTATACTAAAAAGAATATGCCTGAAAGAATAAAAAAATTACCAAGTAATGCTCAAGATATTTTTATTGCTGCTTTTAATAGTGCCTTTAAGCAATATGATGGTAATGAAGAAAAATCAAATGCGACAGCATGGGCAGCAGTTAAAAAGATGTTTAAAAAAGATAATATGGGTAACTGGATTAAAGCATGTGAAGGTTTTAATTATCTGGTATCTTTATCTGAAAATAGTAATCTAGTAGAAATTATGAGAACTGGTAACTGGAAACATCCTGAATATGGTGATTTAGTAATTACTGATAATACATTAGATAATATCATTATTAATTTTAATGATAGAGTTAGAGGTGTAGACATAGCCATAGATTTGGAACATGGTGAATCTAGTTATAAGGGTGAAGCTGCTGGATGGATTAAGAGATTAGAAAAGAAAGATGGTCGATTATTGGCAGAGATCGATTGGACTAAATTAGGTAAAGAGAAATTAAAAGATAAGATATATCAATATTTTAGTCCTGAGTTTAAGTTTGTATATCAAGATGCTGAAACAGGTAAAATACATAATAATGTTTTATTTGGTGGTTCATTGACAAATAGACCGTTTATAAAGAAAATGAATCCTGTTATGTTATCAGAGGATATAAACACAAATCATTGTGAATATATAGAATTAACTAAAAAGGAGGATGAGAATAATATGAATCCAGAATTAATGAAAGTCTTAAAGCTAGATGAGAAAGCTACAGATAAACAAGTAATTGAAGCTATTAATAAATTACAAGAATCTAGTGTTAAATTGGATGAATTGAATAAATCTGTAGAAACTTTGACTAATGATAATAATGAGTTGAAAAAAGAAAATGAAACTTTGACTACTAAGTTATCAGAAGTTAATAAAACTAAATCTACAGTAGAAGAGGATAATATTAAATTATCTGAAAAGGTTAAAAATATTGAATCTCAATTATTAAATGCAGAATGGGAAAAGGTATCTTCTATTGCTTTATCAGAAGGTAAACTTACTCAAAAAATGCTACCTGTTTATGAAAAAAGTTTCAAAGTTGATCCAGAAGCAACTAAAGAAATGATGAAAGTTTTAGAACCAGTCATAGACCTTAGTGAAAAAGGTTCATCTACTGGAAGTGAAGGAACAACTAATATTCAATTATTTGAACAAGAAGTTACAAAATATATGGGTGAGAACAAAGTAGATTATAATCAAGCAATTATAGCAGTTGAAAGAAATAATCCTCAATTGTTCAAATTATTTGATGCAGAAAGGAGAGGTGTATAATGGCTGGTGAAAATGCTATTCTTTGTAAAACTTATGAAGCAAATGGAGATTTGTCCGATTATCAATACAGATTTGTTAAATTAGAAGCTGCTGGAACGGTTGCTATTTGTGGTAATGGTGAAGTACCTCTAGGTATTCTTCAAAATGACCCAGAAGACGGAGAGCAAGCAAATGTTATGTTAATGGGAATATCTAATTTAGTTGCTCATGCTGCTATATCTGCTAATGATAAATTAGGTTCTCAAGCATCAGGTAGAGCAGTAGCAGTTACAGCAGATACTAATACATATAATGCTATAGCTTTAGAAGCTGCTACAGCACAAGATGATGAAATTAAAGTTCTTCTAACTAGCGGAGTTCAATATATAGCTGGATAATAATTAAAATTTAAAGAGAGGTGAATATAAATGAGACCAACAACTAATAGTGTACATGTTGACCAAGTTTTATCAAAAATATCTATTAAATATAAAAATCATATGTATATAGCGGATAACGTTGCCCCTTTAGTACCTGTTACTAATCAAAGTGATAAGTATTATATATTCAATAAGGCAGATGATTTCACAGATACAGCAGAATATAGAGCACCGGGTACAGCTTCAACTAGACATGGATTTAGAGTTTCAACTACTCCTTATATGTGTGAAGAAATAGCAGATGCTACAGTTCTTGAAGATGAAACTAGAGATAATGCGGATTCAGTATTGAGAATTGAAACAGCTAAAACTAATTTTGTAACTAATAAGGTTCTTTTGAAACTTGAGAGACTAGTAGAATCATTATGTATGACTACTGCTAACTGGGATAATTCTTCTACACCAAGTAATTTATGGGATGATTATGTAAATAGTGACCCTATTACTGATATTGAAACAGCTATTGATACAGTGGAAGACGGTACTGGTGCTAAAGTTAACAAGATGATAATTTCTAATGATGTATGGAAGAAATTAAAGCATCATCCACAAATTTTGGCAAGAAAACCAAATGATAGTTTTAGAGTTGCAAGACTTGAAGATTTAAAAGCAATCTTTGAAATAGATGATATTATGATCGGTAGAGCATCATATAATACAGCTAATCAAGGTCAAACTGCTTCATTTTCAAGAATTTGGACAGGTGATGTATGGTTAGGTCATGTAACTAATTCACCAGCAATAGAAGAACCATCTGCATTATATACTTTTGTATGGGGTAGAGATGGCGGTCAAATGCGTGGTGTAAGAAGATGGAGAGATGAAAATGTACATAGTGATATCATAGAAGCATTTATGAACTTCGATTGTAAAGTTACTGCTTCTGATATGGGTTATGTATTAGAAGGTTGTATATCTTAATTAATAATATAAGTGTCCTACCACTAATATAGTGGTAGTGTTTCCCTTATCAAATATAAGGAGGTCTATATTATGGGAATGAATGATTTTATTTATAACGGTAGAGTTGCAACATTTGATAAACTTAATGTAAAAGAAAGTTTATTAGTAGGAAACCAAGCAATTATAGCTAATCAAGGAACTACTTATTATGTTGATAGTGGTTCAGGTAGCTCAACTAATACTGGTAGATCGTGGGCAAAAGCTTTAGCAACATTAGATCAAGCAATTAATAAATGTACTGCTAATCAAGGTGATGTAATTATTGTTGCAGAAGGTCATAGTGAATCGTATACTACTACAGGAGCAAAAGCGACATTTGATGTAGCTGGAATTACTGTAATTTGTCTTGGTCAAGGTTCAGACAGACCAACATTTTCATTTGGTCACACAGGTGCAACATGGACTATTTCAGCAGCTAATATTAAAATTTATAATGCATTATTTGTTACAGCAGTAGACCAAGTTGTTACATATGGAACTATCTCAGGTGCGGATTGTGCTTTAATTAATTGTGAAACAAGGGATGTAACAGATAAAGAGGTAGTTAGTGATTTCACAATTACTGGTGATAGATTTGTAGCGATAAATCATTTTAAAAATGGTTATGTGGATGGTAATGCAAATGCTAGAGTATTTTCGTTGAATGGTGTAGATAATGCTTTAATCAAAAATTGTATTTTTATGACTAAAGTTACAACTGCAATTGTAAACTTTGTTTCAAATGCTTGTACAAATATTTTAGTTAATGATTGTCAATTTTATGTTAAAGGTACAACTGATTTTACAAAAACTGTAGTAGATACTATTACAGGTTCTACATGGCAAGTTAATAGTGGTTTTGATTTAGGTGTTGGAAGTAAGTTTTCTGGTGGTTCTGGTGCTGCTTTAGCTGGTGATGATGTTTCAGCAGTAAGTGCAGCAGTAGCAACATTGCAAGCTGAACTTTCAGGAGCAGCGGGTATAGCTAGTTTTCCAGCAGCAGCAGCACCAGCAAACAATATTTCTATGGCAGAAGTACTAAGAGATATATGGGATGCCCTTAGAAATGGTACTGGTGGAAGTGAGCCAGCTACTAATTTATCAATAATTGATGAAATTAGAAAAAATGCACTTACTTATAATAATGCTAATTATTTAACAGTAACAGCGGATTTAACTAGTGCTACATGGAATACTGCTGCCACACATGAATTATTCACAGTAACAGGTCTTGTGAGAATGAGAATAGTTGCAGAAGTTACAACAACTGGTGATGATACTAGTGGAAATACTGCAAATATTCAATTAGGTGTTGAAAATACTACAAATGCCTTTATTGCTGCTACTGAGGTTGATGATTTAGCTGCTGGTGAATTATGGTTTGATGCTACACCAACAGAAGTAACAAATGATACTTCTAGTGTTGTAATTGATAAGGTTGTAAATAGTGAAGATGTAGGATATGAAATTACTGGTGAAGCTGCAACAGATGGTGTTATTGTATTCCATTGTTGGTGGGAAGCATTAAATGCTACTGGTAATGTTGCTGCTGGTGACGGTTCTGCAATGGTATAAGTTGATTAAATATTAATATTAAAAAAATGGAGGTGAAAGAATAATATGGCATATACGACATATCAAGAAGTAGATAGATTGTTGAAATGGTTTAGTTTTTCAGCTAGTTCTAAGGTAACTATAACAGATGTAAATACTTATTTTATACCAGAGGTAGACGCAATTATTGACGGTTATATTGGTAGAGTATACGAATTACCTATAACTGATTCAGATGATTTATTAATACTTAAGTATATTGCAACAAGAATGGTTGCGTGTGAGATAGCACATGTATTAGTTTTACAGGCTAGTGGTGAAATTAGTCCTATTGTTCAAAGATGGTGTGATACTGCAAAACAGAAGTTAAAAGATATTTTAACTAGAGATTTACCATTAGAGAATTCAACATTGAAATCTACTGATAGACTATATTCTTTCACATCACATGGTAATAGTGAATATGAAGCACCAGACCCAAAATGGTACTTAAATGTAGAACAGTGGTGATAATATGTTACAAATAACAGTAAGTGGAATGAGTCAGGTTACACGTAATTTGGGAAGTATAGCTAAAGGATTTAAAAACTTTAGACCTGTTTTTGAAAAGATAAGTGATGATTTTAGGAAAACTCAATCTGCTGTTTTTAGATCGGAAGGTTCATTTGAAGGTCGTAGTGGATGGGTTGCGTTAAGTCCTCAATATAGACTTCAAAAAGCTAAAAAATATGGTGGTAAACCTATATTACAGGCTACTGGTGCTTTAAGAAATTCATTTACTAGAAAAGGTGGGAATCATATTTGCCAGATATCAAATGATAGAATTATATTAGGTTCTCGTGACCCTAAAGGTGGTTATCATCAAAATGGTACATCTAAAATGCCAGCAAGACCACCTTTAACAGCTAGTAATACAACTAATAGAAGATGGGTAAGGATAGCACACAAGGAAATTATGAGTAATATAAGAAAGGGGTTGATTTAGTTTGAATAGTGAATATGCATTAGACAATATAAAAAGTATGATGGAAACTTATTTAACTGCAATGCTTAGAACTATTGAAACTGAAGCATCTGCAACTACTCAAACTACTGACCCTCAAGAGTATGTTATAGGTGAACGTGATTTAGATATATTAACAATGTTTCCTTGTATACTAGTTTATGCTAAAAATTCGGCAGATAATGATGATGAATTTGGATATCAAGAGCGAATATTAACATATGAAATTGTCTCTTGGGTTGTTGAAAATGACCAAGAGAATTTACATAGATTTGTAGTTAGATATGGTGATGCAATTGTAAGAATATTAAGAAAAGAAAATTATTGGGCAACAAACTTACATACACCTATTGTCAAGATTTGTACCTTTACTGATTTATTTAAATCAAATATAGGTTATGCACAAGGTGTAATGGTTAGTGGAGAAATTAGATATATAATATCATAAGGAAGGGGTGTATATATGGGAACTCCAAGTAAAATACATGTAGGTGCTGGTAATATTAATTTAAATCCTGACTCTTCACCAATTGATTTAGGTTACACTAGTGAAGGTGGTACACTTACATATAATGCAGAAATAGAACCAATTTCAGTTGACCAAGTTTTAGCACCAGTAGGATATTTTATTCCAGCAGAGGAATGTATGTTTGAATCAATATTAGATGAATCTGGTGTTGATACAATGCAATATACAGTTGTTGGAGGTACTAAAACAACTCAGGCAGCTGGAGCGGGAGATAAAGGATATGATAAATTAGAATTTGGTGGTCAATATATATTAACTGATTATGTTTTTGAATATTTTGCACCAAAAAGAAACGCATCTAATTTATATGTAAGAGTTAGATTATATAAAGTTAATATTAGTCCTAATTTAGAAACTGTATTTAAAAAGGATGGTAAAACAGGTTGGAAATTTACTTGTAAAGCTGCTGCCGATACAACTAAGGACGCTGGTAAACAATTAGGTTATTACTTAGAAGAAACAGCAGATTTAACAGGTACTACACCAACATTAGCAGTAAGTTCAACAGTACCAGCAGATGCAGCAGCAGCCGTCGCAGTTGATGCCACAATTGTTGTAACATTTAATAGAAATGTTCATCCAGAATCAGTAATACAAGGTAATTTCTTAATGGCAGAAGCGGACGGAACTCCTGTTAGTGGTACAGTTAGTCAAACTGATTCAGACGAAGTAACATTTACACCAGATGCTAATATGGATGGTTCAACAGTTCATATTTTTGCTATTAGTGAAAATGTAAGAGCTTTAGATGATTATTCACCTATGGCTGACAATGAGATCATTAATTTTACTACTGCATAATTTTGATATATAATATGATTATGGTAAAATGATAATAATATTAATAACAGAGGTGAAATAATGAATAAAAAGAATACTCTTAATAATGAACAAAAAAAGCAAGTTTTTGAGGTAGCTAAAAAAAGAAGTGAAAGAGATAAAATAGTAAACAAAGGAATAGAAGTACCATTCGGTAATGTTACAGTAACATTGACTGCATTAGACTGGGATGCATCAAATGAATTTGAAGATACAATAGTAGAACTATCAAAACGGTTTAGTTTTTTAACTGGTAGCGATATTATGAAAACTGGAATTGATGCGTTAATTGAAGTAGTGGTATCAATATTGAGAGATGATTTAGTGAAATTATGTACTATAGCAACTAATGGTAAAATAACTATAGAATATATTAGGGAAGTAAAAGCTGTTAAAAATGATGTTATAACAGTCGTAATAAAAGCATTTGAAGCAAATTATAGTTATCTAAAAAACTTGATGACCCTAGCTCAAGGATTGAAATAAATCAAAGAAATGTAGGCTGGGGTAATATTTTTGATGAAATAATGAGTGAATATAATATGTCAATCACAGATGTACGGAAATTGACAAGGGAACAAATGTTTTTGTTTATTGAAAAGATAAGAGATCGAAAAGAAGATGAATTAAAAAATGAAGTTCGTTTACATGGTGGAAAGTGGAAGACTAACGGATTAGATACAGATGGAGCAGTACCAATTGAGGATATAATAGATTCTCAAAAGAAACTAGGTAAACAAACAACTATGTGATTTAACTTTTGTAACAAGTAGTAAGCCGATTTATAATTTTTTATAAATCGGCTTTATTAATAGAAAGTGAGGTGATCTAATGGCTACTATAGGTGATTTAATATTAAATTTACGAGTTGATGGTGGTAATCAAGCAGCTAGTACTATGACTAATCTTGGAAGTAGAATTCAAAAATTTGGAGCAAGTGTTAGTAATGTTGGAAGAACTTTAACAAATTCATTAACTAAACCAATTTTAGGTTTAATAGCACAATCAATTAAACTGGCAGTAACTTTTGAACAACAGATGTCTAGGGTGCAAGCTGCATCTAATGCTAGTGGTGTTGAGATAGAAACTTTAAGAAAATTAGCATTAAAAATGGGTATAAATACAACTAAAACATCAACACAAGCAGCAGAAGCAATGGAACACATGGCAAAAGCTGGATGGGATGTTGGTAAAATTCAAAAAGGAATAGAACCGATATTAAGAGCTAGTGAAGCTGGTATGATGGACTTAGGATTAACATCTAACTTAGTAACTAAATCTATGGGTGCATTGGGTATAGGTGTAAATGATATAACACGTTATTTAGATATAGCAGCTAAAACATCATCAAATAGTGAACAAACTTTTAGAGAATTTTTAGAAGCAATGCAGATTGCTGGTGGTGTATTTAGTAATTTTAAAGTACCTTTAGAAGAATCTGCATCATTATTATCTACATTAGCTAAACGTGGATTTACAGGCACAAAAGCTGGTAATGCTTTAATATCTGTTTTAAATAATTTAACAGTTAAAACAGGTGCATCTGGTAAAGCTATGAAAGCATTAAATATTGAAGCGTATGATGCTCATGGTAATTTTAGAGGATTTACAACAATATTACAGGATATAAATAAGAAATTTAGCACTATGACAGATGAACAAAAATTAACATACTTACAGATGTTAGGTGGTAAAAGAAGAACTAAAGAACTTGCAGCAATGTTAGAGGGTGCTAAAGGACAATTAAGCAGTTTTACAAAAGAACTTTATAATGCTGATGGTTCATTAAATAAAATGGCTAAAACTATGCAATCTAATTTAGCTGGTGAAGTTACAAGATTAAAAAGTGTACTAGAAGGTATTGGAATTATGATAGGTGATAAATTTACACCTATAATTAAAGTTGTTGTTGATGTTCTTAAAGATTTAGCAAATAAATTTTTAAATTTAGACCCAACAATTCAAAACATCATTTTAGGTGTTGGATTATTAGTTGCTGGAATTGGTCCATTATTGACTATATTTGGTTTTTTAATTACATCAGTTGGTGCGGTTATTGCAAGTTTAGGAGTCATAGGCGGTGTAATATCGGCAATAGGTTTACCAATTACAATTGTAATTGGTGTTATTGGTGCTTTAGTTGCTGCTTTTGTAGGTATGTTAGCTACTAGTGAAGATGTGAGATCAAAAGTTGTAACAGTATTTAAAGGTATTGGTACAGCAATCCAACAGGCTGCTGGATTTATTAAAACACATATAACTGATATTAAAAATGCAGTCATAGGTTTTTTTAAAGCTATATCAAGTGGTGATACAACAACATTTAAAGATGCTATGATGAATATGATTCCACCAGAATTAAAAGGTAAAATAGATGATATTGCTATAGGTTTACAAGATTTTTGGTTATTTGTAACTAAAGTTAAAGATGCAGTTATGGGTTTTATAAATGGTGCTATTAAAACATTAACACCAGCAGTTAACGAATTAATAGAAACATTTAAAAAATTTGATATAAACACAATAGTAATGAGTTTTAATGAATTAAAAAGTTCACTTGGTCCAGTTTTAGAAATATTAGGTATGTTAGGTGCTGTTTTACTAGGTACTCTTATTGGTGCAATAACAGGGGTTGTTAATGCTTTAGATAATTTTATTGCTGGTATATTAAATGCAGTAGGTGTAATAGGTAGTGCTATTGGTTTAATATGGAATGTTTTAACTTTAAATTTTGAAGGTATCAAAGAATCATGGGATAGTTTATGGTCAAATATGGAAGGTCTTTTAGGTAATGCCATTCAAACAATTATTGATTTAGTTGGTGGTTTTGTTAATGGTTTTGTAGAATTTTTTAATGGTTTATATGAAACACTTGTTGGTGGTTCAATCATACCAGATATGGTAAATGCTATTATAGATTGGTTTAATACTCTTGTTAGTTTTGTAACTGGTATAGTACAAGGTTTTGTCAATATTGTTACAACATTATTTAATGCAATGAAAAATAATGCTAGTAATGTATTTAATGCAATGAAAGCAGTTATAACAACTGTAATTAATGTTATTAAAACAGTTATAACAACTGGATTCAATGCAGCTAAAACTATTGTAACAAGTGTAGTTAATGCCATTAAATCAGTAGTAACAAGTGGATTTAATGCAGCTAGATCAATTATAAGTAGTGTAATTAATTCTATTAAATCAGTTATATCAAGTGGATTTAATGCAGCTAAGTCAATCGTAAGTAGTGTAATTAATTCAATAAGATCAACTGTGAGTTCTGGATTTAATTCAGCTAAGTCTACTATAAGAGGTGCTGTTAATTCGGCAAAATCAGCTTTATCTAGTGCTTTTAATTCTATGAGATCAACTGTTAGCAGTGTTGTAAGTTCAGTAACATCTAAAGTTAATACATTACGAAGTAAATTTAGTAGTGCTGTTAGTGGTGCTGTTAGTGCCATAAAAGGTGCTGCCAGTAAAATGTTTAGTGCTGGTGCTAACTTAGTAGGTAATTTAATAAGAGGTGTAACTAGCAAAATAGCAGCATTTAAAGCTAAAGTAGGTGAATTGGCACAAGCAGCTAAAAATTTAATAGGATTTTCATCACCAACAAAAGAAGGTCCGGGAAGAACAGCGGACAAATGGATTCCTAATCTAATTAATATGATGGTTGGTGGATTAGAAGATGGTGTATCTAGATTTAGTAAGGCAGGTGCTAATTTAGCTAAAGCATTACAAAGATCAACAATGTCTGGTATAGAAACTAATATAAATGCTAGAATACCTAATCAAATCGCAGCAGCACCAACTAATGTAATGTTTAAAATAGATGCTTCACATATGGATGTAGATCAATTAGGAAGAATGTTAGTAAGCAAGTTTAGATCGTATGGAATAAGGTCACAAACAGAATAGGAGGTGTTTTTTAATTGGGATTAAGACATTTATATATAGATGGTATAGCTGGTGTTGGAACAGAAATACAAATAGGCAATTCATGGACTATAGAGCAAAAAATAAATGGTAAAGATACTTTTTCATTTACTGTAGAAGATACTAATGGTGCAACAATAGAACCATTAAAAGAAATATATTTTTATGATGATACTACTTATATATGGGGTGGAGTAATAAAAACAGTAGATATATCAAAAGTAAATCCTATTAGAGCGGTTTATTCAGTTAAAGCGGAGGATTTTACTGCTTTAATTGAAAGACCTTTAATTATTAGATCATATGAAGATAAAACAATTGCACAAATAGTAAGTAGTTTAATAACTACTTACTTTAGTGCTTATGGTATAACAGAAGGTACTAATACAATATCAACAGTTATAAAACTTATTACATTTAATTATGAAAATGGCGATAATGTAATGAATCAATTAAAGAATTTTGGTAATTTTCAATGGAATGTTGATAAAGATAAAGTTTTAAGTTTTACATTAATTAATGCAATAACTAGTACAACTGCATTAACTGATGAATTAAGCTTAACTAAGAATTTAAGTGCGGATAATTATCGTAATACTCAATATGCTAAAGGTAAAAAGAAAAGAACAATATATCAATCTGAAAAACCTATGACACCTAAACCAGATGGTAAGACAAGAGAATTCTTTTCAACTTATCCAATAGCAGAAGAACCATTAATAGAAACTAATGTCAATGGTGCTGGATGGGTTGAAAAAACTATAGGTGTCAGAGGGTTACAAACTGATAAAGATTTTTATTGGTCATATAATGACACTCAGGTTTCACAGGATGATGCTGGGACTGTTTTAACTGATGCTAATCCTACAGATGATGAAATAAGAATTAGTTATTATGGACTTATTCCATTATTAGTTGTATCAAAAGATACAGCAGAGGTAACAGAACATGGAGCAATAGAACACTATATTTATAATAAACATCTTGAGAACTCAATAGATGCTAAGAATTATGTTATGACTTTATTAGATAAATACGCTAATGATGCCGATCAAATTAGTTTTACAATTCAAAGTAAAATATACAATGTAGGTGAACAGATACCTATAACAGATTCATTATTAAATATATCTGGTGATTTTTTAGCTGAAAGTTGTCAATGGAGTCCAAGAGGTGTAGATTCAATAAATTATACATATAAAGTATTAGATGGTGTTGCTCTTGGTGGATGGGAAGAATTCTTTAAAAACTTATTTGCACCAGAAGTCATTGAATTAAATGATCAAGAAATAGTTATAAGAATTTATGATTGGGATGAGCCAACAAATCATGATGGTGAATATACTATAACTGTTTATTCTCCATTAGTACCAGAAACAACATTATATCCAGAAGACACACGTTATCCAAATACTTATGTGAGTGATAGTACAGTTAATGATTAAAAGGAGGTGTTTTTAATTGTATAGAATTTATAGACCAACTAAAAAAATACATAGAGTTAAACCAAAAAGAATTAACCAAATAATTAATGAAGCTCATGGACACAGAGGAATAATGAGAGTATGGAAATTTAATGTAGATACTGGTGAAAAAGAATTAAGATTAAATAAACATAATTTAATTATGGATGATACATTTAATTATGATATGCAATATTTAAAAGGTGTAAATATTTCTAATGATGCTAAAATAATGCATCTTGGTATAGGTGATGATAATACAGCACCAACAGGAAGTGATACAGAATTAGGAAATGAGACTTATAGAGTACCTTTTGTATCACAAGTTGAGACAGGAACAGGCGAATTAACAACAGAGTTTTATATAACTGCTACAGAATTTACAGGAACAATTGAGGAATTAGGTATATTTGGTGGAATATATTCATATGATTATGATGGTGGTCTAGGTTTAGATAGTGGTGAATTATTAGCTAGAGTATTATATAGTGATACAAAAGGTAGTAATGAAGAATTGTTGATACAAAGAATAGATACATTTAGTTAAGGGAGGTTTATATATGTTAAATTTTAATAGAGATTATGAAATTCCAGAGGATGGTATAACAGATCAATTTAAACTAAATTCATATGCCAGTTTTTCTATGGAATTATTAAATATTGTAAAAGATGAAAAAAAAATGATAACAGTATATGAAATCAAAGAGTGGGAAGGAGAAAAGGAATATACTGAATTTATAGATGTAACAGATGAAGATGGTAATATAACTAAAGCTGAAAAGAAATTTAAAAAGAATGTAATAAGTTATACAGCAGTAATGAATAGCAATATACAAGTTGTTATTAATGGCAAAAGAAAAGCTAAAAAACAAATAAGACCATTACCAAATCCGGATAAAAATAAAGATCAATCTGATTCTGGTAAAGATGTCTCTAAAAAACCATCTCAGCCTACACCAGAACCAAAACCAAATAAACCTACTAAACCTATAGGTCACACAAAAGAACCAGTTAAAAATAAAAAATAAGGAGGTGTAGGTATGTCGGTACATGGTAATTTTAACGAGTTAACTTTTGTTAATTCTACAACACCAGCAATTAACGCAGTTAATTTAAATGCTATTGAAGCTACATTAAAAATAGCAGATACAGAGTTAGCACGTAGTTTAAGTTTTTCGTGGGATTTTTATAAAAAAATGTTTTTTAATTGTTCTCAAAAAACTATAAATAGATTCTTAACATATACTGATTGGGATAGTACTAATGGTCCAACTGTTAGTGAAGGTGGACAATCATCATCATTAATACATGGTAGATCAGTTAAAATGCTTCAACCTAGTAATGATGAAGAAGAATTAGCTATATTTAATGCTTCACATACACAACAAGATTTAACAAAATTTGAATCAAATGATTCAGCTAATACAGATCAATTAATATGTTTACTTGTATATATATCTGATACAACTTATATAACAAGAATAACTGTAAGATTAGGAGAGGACACTAGTAATTATTATTATTATAATTGGACTACAGGGTTAGTAAATGGATGGAATATACTTACTGTTGCTAAAAGTTCAATGAGTACAACAGGTTCACCAACTGGATGGACTGCAATAGACTATGTTGCTTACAGGGCATATTTTCAGGCTAATGCTGCAAATGAATATGTTTTATATAATCATTGTGCAATGGTTAGAGCAGATCAAACAACAGCAACATTAATGAATCCTTTTGTTGGTAATGATTATAGTGATAATTGGGATGTTGATTTAATGACACCCAGTTCTCAATTTTTAATTTATCAAGATGCACAATTTGAAGAAATAAGTTTACTTAGTTGTATGTTAAATGGTATTGCTTCAACTAGTCCAGATTTTATCGGTACAGGATTAATATGCTCTAGTTTTTCAGCATCATTTAGAGTAATAGCAAGAAATACAAAAGATACTCAAGGTATAATGTGGTATGTGGATGATGATAATTATTTATTATTTCATATAGATGATGCAGATATAAACCTTAGTATAATGTACGGTGGCTCATTATCATATTATTATACATCTTATGCTAGTGATGCTTTATTAGTAGGTTCTACACTTAAATTAAATATTGAAAAAATAGGTGGTAGTACTATTAGAATGATGTTAGAAGATGAATCTGGTAGTAATGAAACAATAGAGGTATCGGGTGATGCTTTATTATTTACAGATACAACAGAAGGTGAAGTGGGTATTGGTGCTTATACAACAGGTCAAAAATCATCTATACAAGATTTTGTTGTAACTAATAGAAGACCAGATAATATTAATTTACCTGAAATGAGAATAAATAATAATAAAATTTATCAATATATACAAAAGACTAGTGATGAATTAAGAGTTGCTAATACCACTTTAACAGATGATAATGATCTACATGTAAGATTATTACCATATGGTGTATATAAAATAACTGCTAGATTTAGTTTTAGTGCCGGTCTTAATACGCCAGATTTTAAAAGTGCATGGGCTTATTCAACAGATATAACACCATTAACTTTTAAAAATATGATTGGTCCTACTGTACCTTCAACAGATTCCACAAATACATCTGTAAGGTGTACTGCATTAGCTATTGATGCAGTAACTAATTATGGTGCTGATGGAACTCATATATCACAAGCTCATGAAGAATTTATTGTATCAACTGGTAATACTGGTGGTATATTAAAATTACAATGGGCTCAAAATACATCTATAGCTGCAACACTTACATTATATGAAGAATCTTATATGATAGTAGAAAAAATAGCAGATAATTTTTAATACAATTAAAAAACCACTATATATTTTAATATAGTGGTTTTTAGGACAAAATTACTTATTAGTTATTTACTATTACCTAGTATAAGATATTAATATTATATCATTTAGGATTAGTATAATAAAGTTTTTCAATTAAACCTTTCCAATTATGACCATCTTTATGAATAGTTTTTAAATCCTCTAGATAAACATTAGACCATTTTGAGACTTCTTTTAATATGGTGTCATAATCTTTTTTAACTGGTGTATTATTAGTACCTTTGTATTTTATACCATACCATTTGCAAATTAATTTAACATAAGCTTGTACTTGATTATTAATGAATTTTTCGTAATTATTTTTAATATAATCTGCATTAGATTTATTAGTTAATACTGCTGCTTCACCTAATATGACACTTGCTTTTGTTTCTCTTATCATACCATAGTAATCAATACCAGAAGACCCTTTACGTTGCAATAAACCTCTATTCTTGAATCCACAAGATTTACACATTTCATTAACCCAATATTTAGCAAGGTCAATAGTTTTACTATTAGAAAATATAGAGCATAAAGCCATAGTACCATTAATATCTTTATTGTCATTACCATCATGATGAATACTACATAATAAATAATTATTATTTGTTAGATTATTGTTATACCATGCATATCTATCTTGGATTTGACCATATATAGATATAACTTTGAATCCATAATCGTTTATTACTATTGGTCTAAGCCTTTTGTATACGTCCATGTTTAAGTCACGTTCTGATAGTCCATTAGCAACAGCACCAGTGTACACAGGATCGTCAATATGACCTACATCAATACCGACAATTTTATCCATAAAAAACCCTCCTTTTTTAATTGTTACCTAAAAATATAGATATTATACCTATTAAACATATAATTACGCTCACTAAAGAAGATATGACTAATGTAGTATTAGTTTTTAATGTTTTTCTTAGTTCGTCTATTTCTTTTTTTTGTTCATCATTTGAATATTTTAATAATTCAATTTTAGTATTTAATTCTAGTATATATCGCAATTGATGGCAATCTTTACTACTATTATTTGATGTTTGAGTCATAATAAAACCTTCTTTACATTAGTATGTCTACATTTTATCATACATTATTATTTATTATCAATAATGTATACAATATGGCATTATATTATTGATAGTAAATAATTTATATGATAAAATGTAATTAGAGTGATTCAAACTATTTTTACATACTAATTCACAGCATATCTTATTAACATAGATATGCTTTTGTTATTAGTATATGGAAGGGTGATTTAATGTCTAACGATACTCAAAGTAGATTGAAAAGTAAAGTTTTATGGTTAGGTATATGTACACAATTAGGCATAATTTTAGTTACATTAGGAGTTTTCGATAATACAATGTTAGAAGATTATAAGATAGTAGTAAATGCGATATTAGCCATTTTAAGTGCCTTTTCAATAATTAATAACCCTACTTCCAAAAATACTCTTTAAGTAAATATTTAATAATTGTTGATTCTATTTAGACTATTCTTAGTCTAATTTTTTTAATAATTAATAACATTATTAATTACTAATTGAAGTATCAATAATTAAATGATATCATATAAATATCAGATAAACGGAGGGTATTTGTATGTCAATTACAGTTAAAAACGAATATAATTTAAATCCTGTATATATTAGAAAATTGGTACAACAAAAAGGAATTAATAAAAACGATTTAATGCAGTTGTTTGGCAAAAGTCAAGCAGCAGTTTACGCTAGGTTAAGTGGTGCTAAAATTATGACAATCGAAGAAGGATTTAAACTAGCTAATTTATTAAATATAGATATTCATAAGGTATTTGCACCAAGTCAACAAGATATAATAGATGTATTATGTAATAATAAGGTGGTATAATGAATAATTGTAGTGAAAAATCGATTACTGAAAATTCTTACTCTTCATTTAAAGATACGATTAATAAAAAATACTTTAACAGTGAGTTACATAAGATCGCATATGTTATAAATGGTAATGAATTAGTAAATAAAATTAGGGAAGAATTAAAAATAAATGATAAGTTATTATCTATTGGTGAATTAGATAATAATATATATGCAACTATTTTATATAATAATTCAATAATTTTCGATAAAATACCAAGCGATTACTTGAAACCTTTAAAAATTCATGAAGTTTACAATTGGTTATGTAATTTATATATAAATGATAATATTAATAATGAATATTTGTGAGGTATAAAATGATTAATAAGATTAAATATATGACAGATAAAGAATTAGCAGAATATCAAGCTATATGTGGATTAGTCTATTTAAAAGAAGATAAACATATAAATGTATTAGAATTAAAAGAGTTAATTATAGATTATGCTTCAAGATCGACAATGTCTTATCTAGAATGTCTTATATCATTCAGAATAGATATTTTTAAAAATAAATCTTATCAAGAAACTTTTAATAAATTCCTTAACAACAAATAATAAATAGATTATTTAAAATCTATTTATTATTCTAAAACTCTTGTTGCATATGGTATAAATCTAAAATCACCATTTTTCTTTTCTTTTTTACTTAATTTTATTTTAGATTCATCTGAGAACTCAAATGTTTGATTGTAATAACCTAGTACATTTTTTTCTAAATTTACACTCCTTACATTTTCATCAATTTCCTGTAATACATATATTACTGTTATAAAATCTTCATCAATCATATTATCAGTTTTTAACTTTTCATAGGCTTTATGTGCCATAGTATTTTTATCAATCTCTTTCTTTTTAATTGGTTTATTTGTATTACTTGTTGATTTAACATTATTAGCTGCTTTTGTTTTAATTGGTTCATTTGTTTGTGAAGGTTTTTTATTATTCTTCATATCACCTAATAATGGTATACAAACTATTATAAAAATACATAATATAATTCCGTATGCTACTATTGAACTTATTTTCATTTAAAAACACTCCTTTTAAAATATATTACTTAATAAATCCTTAAACCATTCAATGTTTCCACCTATGGTATAAGCTATGATAATAATCATAGCTAGTATTATAAAAAATATAAAACATATAAACATAAAGAAACCAAATATTTGATCGTAATCTTTATCGCTCATTTTTTAATATTATTCCTTTCATTTATAGATAATTTTATATATTTCTTAAATTCTTCTAAGTGTTTCCTAGATTTATCTATATTTTCACTTTTAACATCATTGTCTATTAATTGTTTTAATTGTATATCAATAAACTCAATATATTCATCAATTTCATTGACATACTTATATATTATATTTATTAGTTCTTCATAAATATCCACTATTACACCAACTTATTATTACATTCATCACAGTAATGAAACATATTATCAACGTTATATATTGCACACTGTTGACATAGCCTAATGCCACAATTTTCACATTCTCTATGGTCACTATAACATACAGTATCACTACATTCATCACATTGTAATGTGTGTTCTTTAGCACAATCTAAGCAATAATTACTAAAACAAGTATTACAAGTTTCATAGTCTCCATCTTCTTGTCTAACTGAATCAATCTTTTTATCGCAAATTATACATTTCATAACTATTCACCTTTCTTTTTATTTGCATTTTCTATGTATTTCTTCATCATCTTAATAATTTCATGTGACATATTTCTTCCATCACATGCAACTCTAAATTCTTCTTTTAACTGATCGCCTGTTATTACAACTAATCTAGCTTTATTCTTACTCAATTTGATCACTCCTTATTTTTATTATGTATACATATTATCATAGATATTAACCAATGTCAATATTTATATTAATTAATGTTAATAATTATAATAAGAAAACAAGGTATACGTAGGTGTATACCTTGTTTGCTTGAATGTACATTTAAGTACATTTAGGCTTCTAATGTACTCATTAGTGTATATTCTGGATTTTAGTATAATTTTATGTTATAATGATAATGTAATTAATTTTTGATAATTTATTGTTAATTTCATATATTCAAAGTATCTTGATATTCTGCCAAAATATCTTGTTTAATTCTTAATCCAGCTAAACCTCTTGCCGTAGGTTTTTTTGTTTTAGGATTTATTAAATTTTTACTTTCTTTAATATCTTTAAACTTTGAAGATATTTCATTTCTTAATTGTACACCAGTTTTTTTACATTTAATATTTTCTTCATTACAATACATTTTGTAATAGCTTAGTAAATCACTGCCAAGTATATAACCATTTTTAGTTACTTCACAATATTGATCAACAAAATCTACTACAGGACTATCTTGTTTAATATAGTCTTTTATAATATTTTCATTTTCTTTATTTGTAGTAAAGTTTAAATTATTTTTCATAAGTCTCAATAGACCTTCAAACATCCAATTAAAAATAGCATCATAATTAAATTTTTCTAATAATTTCTTATCTTGTTTTTCTTTAGGTACAACATTATTAAATGGTATAATTATAAATCTATTAAAAAATTCTTGTGATTTATCATAAGAACTAGGTAAATGATTCATACTAAAATACATCCTAGCTTTATTGTATACAAATATAGAATCTCTACCTTTTTTCTCACATTTAAATTTATCATCACCAGTTAATATTTTAATTGAGCTTGTGTCTTCTAATGGTGTGGCTGGTATGTCACCACACACATTTATTAATTTACCTAATAATGCGGAAGTATCAAATCTTGAATTTCTTCTTGTTAAATCTTGTAATGGTAATGCAGAGGTATTATCATCACCGATAACATTAGTAAGTATTCTAAGTACTACCGATTTACCAGTATCACCTTTACCATAGAAACCAAAAAACTTTTTTGCTCTATTGTTATTAATTAAAGCATATCCCATAATTTCTTGTAATAAAATTTGTTGATCTTTTGGTAATGTTTCATTTATAAATTTCTCAAAAACTTCACATTTAGCATCTGGATTATATGTGAATTTATATTGAATAGTATTTAAGTTATCTGGTGAATGTTCTTCTTTAGTAAATTCAGAAGAACCATATTTAACATTTAAAATACAATCATTTAAATTAATTTGTGTATCTGATGTATTGAATTTTTCAAACTTTATAAAATGCCTTTGTAATTGTTTGTAAACTTCATCTACATAATGAGTGGATTTAAACTTATTTTTTTCATTATCTATCATATGATTTTCAATTAACTTTGTTAACTGTGGTTTTTCTATCTCATTATATGTACCATTTTTATAAATAAATGACCCAATTTCAGTATGTATAATATTATGTTCATTTGTTAAATGATTCCTTAATACAGTGAAATCTAATTGATATTTATCTTTATTGTTTAAATAAAACCATTCTTTCGATAAAGCTTTGTTTTGTGCTTCAAAGTCTATATTTAATTTAAACATATCATTTAGTTTAACAACTGCTTTGAATGGTTCTATATCTTCCATTAAAGCAACAAAATCAATTACACTACCGCCTTTTTCACATCCAAAACAATTAAAACTATTAGTTGTTTCATAAATACTCATACTTGGTGTCTTGTCTTCATGTTCTGGTAATGGGCAGTTAATAAGAGTGCCATTATAGTCAATTCCATATTTGTTTAAAAGATCAATTATATCAATTTCACTTTTAACATAATCAAATATATTACTAATATCTTCTTTGTTAGTTTCAGTGTTTCTATCATATTTAGTTTTTACTTTTTTTACATCTATCTTTTTTAATAGTTCGACTTTTTTGTATAGATTTACTATCGTCCTATTGGCTTCTGGTAGTTCATCACATTTATAATCTTCATATACATTGCCTGTTAATATCATACAATGTTTATTTATGAATACTTCTACACCGCATTTTTGTGGTAAATGTGAATATTTAGAATGTACTTTATGTAATTTAACACTTTGATTATTCTTTTTATTAAATGATTTTGTTGTCTTATATATAATGTGTAAACCATAACCACTAATAGAGTATTCTATATATGGTCTAATATTTTCTATATCTAAATCATTTAATATCTCTTTTGCCCAAGTATATAAATTTTTTTCTTCATCAAAGCATTTATCTAAATCAATGATTACATAGTCATTATCAAGAAAATAACTATAATATAGGTTATTAGGATTATCAGTTATAACACTTACAAATGTCTTTAGATTATTTTTATTGGTCCAATCGACATTATAACCATTAACATCAACTGGTGCTTTTTTAGAATTACCATATAACCATTGATTTTTATCTTTTATTTCTTTAGGTATATTATGTATTTTTGCATTATCAACGTTTAATACTTCTTTTAATTGATTATTCTGCATATTAGTTACATTATAAGCATTTTTCATTCTTATACCTCCTTATTTAACATTTGTTTTTCTACAATCACAATCATCTTTTAATACTAATTTATCAAAATTATCTATTAAATACTCTAATACTGTTGTCATACTCTTACCTTGTTGTTTAGATATTTTTTCTAATTGTTCTATTGTTTTAGGATAAAATTTGTAAGATACCATTTTTTTCTTAGGTTTATTTGAAACTATTTTTAAATAAGCCATTTTTTGTTACCTCCATATATTTTATTATTTTTCGATAATACTATTGTATATTAGTATATACTAAAAGTCAATAACATTCGAATGATATTTATCGTTAATACTTTAACAATTAGTGATATTGGTAATTACAAGAAATTTTATTATTACGTATTTACATTAATATAACTATATGATAATATATATTTATGATGAGTTTTCTAAAAAATCTTGATATGGTTATATAAAAAAAAGAAGATGGTTCTCTTCTTTTTTTTATTATTATACAAAAATATATTAAATATTCAGAAAAATTATGGAAAAATAGACAATAATGTGATAGTATAAATTAGTCAAAATAATACAATAAATGGAGGAAAGAACATGAAAAAAGTCACAATATTGTTAACAATTGTTACATTATTAACTTTTAGTACTTCTGTTTTTGCTACAGATCAAAGTAATTCAAATACTAATAATCAATCCAATTCAAATACATATGGTACAACTAATCAATCTAATAGTAATAATAATGATCAAAGCAATAGTAATTCAGTTGGTACAGCTAAACAAAGTAATGATAATAAAAACAATCAAGAGAACGAAAACAAATTTGGTAAAGCTAATCAATCTAATAAAAATAGTAATACCCAAGAAAATAAGAGCAAACTTGGTATAACTAATCAATCTAATAGTAATAATAATGATCAAAGTAATAGTAACTCATTTGGTAAAGCTAATCAATCTAATAGTAATAATAATGATCAAAGTAATGTAAGTAAGTTTGGTAAAGCTAATCAATCTAATGAAAACAATAATGAACAAAGTAACACTAATATAGGCGGTAAAGTAAATCAATCTAATGAAAATAGTAATACTCAAGAAAATAGTAACTCATTTGGTAAAGGTAAACAAACTAATAGTAATACTAATGAACAAAATAATACGAATAAAACATTATATCTAAAAAAATATGAAGTAAAGAAAAATGATTTAAAAGTAGAAAAATTCAAAATAGAAACAATTAAAAAAGAAGGAAAAAAAGCTAAAGTATTCATTAAATTATATGGTAAAAAATTTGGTAAATGTGTAATCAATAAAGATGTTAAATTAAAAAAAGGATTAAATAAAGTAAAGTATGAAGTAATAAAAGAAGGTCAAAAATATATTAATTATATTAATATATATTCAGATGTAGAAAATTTATTATGTAATGTTCAAACTAATATCAATGAAAACAATCAAACTAATGTAAACTATGGTTCTAATGTAACTCAGTCAAATTCAAATAGTAATAGTCAAAGTAATACAAATAATAGCTCAAGTTCAAATACAACAGTTAGTACAACTACAGGAACAGAATCAACCACAGTAACAACTACAGGAAATGAAGAAAAAGAAGTAAAAATAGAAACAACTAATCTAAGTGCTAATGGTATTTTAGCAGATAAAGCATCAACAGATGTTAAAACTGTTTCAAGTAATGATACATTACCAAAAACAGGTGATGAAGTACCAGTATTACCATTCGTTATAGGTTCTTTAATTTTATTAGGTGGAGTAAGTTTACTATTAAAAAAAGTTTTAATCAATTAAAAAAGACTTATTTATAAGTCTTTTTTTTTAATTGTTATATGTATGTTCCTATTATTTTTTTATCGTCTGTCTCATTTCTACCAATAAACCACATACATTCTGGAATATCATTTGTTAATTGTTTTATTGTTTTACTTATCATAATATATGGTGTACATTTATTATTAAAGAATAATCTAGCTACAAAGTACCCATAGTAATCTTTTGTTTCATTGTTATATATGGTTATTATGGGTATTTTAGATTCATAATTATATTTTTTAGTTAAATTGATTAACCTAAAATCTTTAAATGAATCTAATAAAATATCATCATCTTTCCTATAAGGGTTATAAAATTTTTTTAATATCATAATTAATTCTCCTTTTATTTTATTATTTTAAATTTATCTTTGTTATCTATTTGTATTCTTTCTAACCTTTTGTTTTCATTTAATTTAGCACTAGTTAAATTATTAATAATTTTGTCCTTCCATAATCTATCTTTTATATTGAACTCTTTTTTTAATTGTCCTACTTTTATTAAATCACCACTTTTATATTTAAGGACAATATATTCATCTATATTTTTAATCAAGTCCTCAAGTCCTAAATTTATTTTGTCCTGTGTCCTAAGTTTAATTTTGTCCTCACTTATTATATGTCCTGAGACATTTTTATTTTGTCCTGTCTTCATGTCCTGTGTTTGTTCTTTAATTTTGTCCTGTGTCCTAAGTTTAATTTTGTCCTCACTTTGTCCTATGTCTTCACTTTTTTGTTTTGGTACGTCCTGAATACATTTAGGACTTTTAGATATATCTACCTTTTTAGTAATATTTGTATTAATAGGTTCTATGTTTTTACTTAATGGTTTTAAAGACTTACTAAGATTTACCACTTTATTATTTATAACTTTGTCCTGAGTTACTATATTATTTTTTTGTCCCAAGTTATTATTAGTTTGTCCCAAGTTATTATTAGTTTGTCCCAAGTTATTATTAGTTTGTCCCAAGTTATTATTAGTTTGTCCTAAGTTATTATTAGTTTGTCCTAAGTTTTTGTCCTCAATTATTCCTAACTCAATACATTTGTTATCAATAAAACTTTTAGGATAATAAGTAACTAATTTAAATATTTTTACTAAGTAACTATTATTATTCAAATTAATTTTTTGTTTAGTAGATATTCCAGTTATCAAATCACTACCAATTGAAGGAAAATACATACTCATTAAGTCTATTACTATACATGATAACCATATAAGAGTCATATTAGTTAAATTATCTACAAGCCATGTATTATTGTTAAGGTTTAAAAAAGGTATGCTATATAGTAAATCTTTTATTACATCTTTCCTTGCTAACTTATCAAACTGATTAAAAAATGATATAGTTGATAATACTGAGATTATAAAACATATATTGGTAAACCATACTATTTTAAAGTAATGTTGTGGTGTTCGTTGGTATACTATCCCTTTAACTATAGAACCAACTAACACCATAATTTGTAATAATACGATAAAACCAATTACAACTAAAGTCAAATTTTCATCAGTAGTAAGATTAGAAAAAAATGCTATAGATAAACCAGTTGATACTACACTAGATAGGATTGATAATAAAATAATAATCAATCCAAAAAATATAGCCATAAACTTACTAAATTTATTCATAATCTCACTTCCTTTCTATTATCCGAATATCATATCTTTATTAGCTTTAATACATTCTTTCATGAAATCAATTAGTCTAAAATGAAAATCAGTTAATAAACTACTATGTAAGAATTCTCTAAAATCAACTTTTTCTAACTCAGGTAAAATTAGTTTCATTTCGTTAACTGTTAGTTTACCTTCAACATCACTATGATTAATTAGATACTTTAGATTATTTTTAACTGTATTCCAGCTACTCAATTTAGTACATTTATTACAATCACCATAACACATAATTTCTTTACAAAACCCTTGCATATTATGAATCCATCTGTTATCAAATGTATTAAATAATATTGCTCTATATTCAAAAAATTTACCATAATGTATGCCTTTTTTCATACATTTTCTTTCATATACTTTACCTTCTTCCTCACATTCATATAACAATTTATCAGTGTTATAATATAAATCTAATCCCATCAAAATTACCTCCTTTGTTCATATGCAAAACCATTGTTATAACTAAGTTTTGCTTAAAAAATACCTATTTTAGATCCCCTTAAAATTGTTCCTTTAAATATTCTTCAATCAATCTAGTTATTACCTTTGACATATTTTTGTCTTGAGATTCACAAAATTCCTTGAATTTATCTTTCAATTCCTTAGTAACTAATACTCTTATTTGTTCTGTTTTCATAATAATAACCTCCTTTTGTAATATATTATAATATTATATAAAACATTGCAATGTTTATAATAATCCATATAACATAAATACCTTTGACTTATGTGGTTATACTCACAAAATTACTATGTCTTTTGTGATTACTTATTCATTTTAAATAAAATTATTGAAAAATATAAAAATTCTTAGTAAACTATAAATAGTATATTAATTAAGGGGAATTTGTATGAATAAATTATTATTAGTTATAACCAATACATATATACCTGATGTAAATTTTAATGAAAATATGGAGAAATTTAATCCAAATTTTGCAATGGAATTATTAAGAGGGTTTATATTACCTATAGGAATACTTATAATATTTGCAATTGTTATTATTAATAGTTGTAAATATTATAGTAGAAACTATATAAAAGGAATTATACAGAATATATTTATAGGTGCGGTATTAATTATATTACTATTGAAACCTACATTAATATTCCAGCTAGGAGAACAAATTATCAAGGTATTTAGTTATATAATAGGAGGATTTATTAAAAATGTTTAATAGGTTTTTACATCATATTAAAAGAGAAATAAAAAGTTTTAAAAGATCGCATATTAAACAATATGCGATTTATACTTTAGGGTATTTATTTGTGATTTATTTGTTGGAAGTTTATATTTTCTTTATTATAACACCTTTTATATACTTTGTAATAAAAAGTATACCTAGTTTTAGTAAAGAATTCTATTATCATCTAAGGTATCTTAGTATAAGAAATATAAACGAAAAGTTAGCAATAATAAATGTTAGTAAACAAGATGATGAAATAAGATACAAGATGTTAACTTATGAGCCATTAGAACGGTTAGAAAAGATTAGATCACAGTTAGCAATATATTTTAATACTAATATCCTAGCAATAGAACAATCTAGCAGAAGTAAGAGAATAGCTTACTTAGTGACAGCTAAAACAGTTAAAAATAATAATAAGAATAAAACAAGATACATATTAAACCAGTTAGCAATACCTAATAATAACCTAGCAATTAAAGAGAATGATTTTATTAAGCAGATTTCTTTTAATTGCTATGATACTAAAAAGGTACTTAGCAATAAAGATAATATTGCTATGCTGCTAAATGTAGACCCTAGCAAACTTAGTATTAAACTTAGCAAAAATGTAATTCTAGAGGTTAGTAAGCAAAACGACAAGATATACTATTTACAAGATCATATAATTAGTTTGAATAAACCTAACAAGGATTATCAATTTTTACTAGGTATCAATAAGTCTAATGGTGAGTTATTAATTGGTAACATTAAAGAATACCTTCATACACTCATATTTGGTGCTTCTGGCTCAGGTAAATCATGTTTTTTCAATGTTGTTCTGCAATCATTAATGTATTGGAATGATAAGATCGTATATTGTTTAATTGATTATAAGATACTAGAATTTAAACGTTATGGACAGTTAAAAAACACACTATATATTTCAGATCATAATGATACCTTGATGCTATTTAAGGCTTTAATGGCTGAAATGAATAGACGTTTTGATATATTCTCTAAACATGATGTTCTTGATATATATGAGTATAACGAAGAGATACAATATTTACCTATGATATTTGTGGCTATAGATGAAATAGCAGACTTAAGACTCACTAAATCAGATGTTGCAGAAGAAATTGAGGAAACATTTAAAAAACTTATGAATAAAGGTCGTGCCAGTGGAATAATATTTTGGGTAGCTTGTCAAAGACCTAGTCATGGACAGATAGACACAGATGTTAGGGCAAATTTAGATTCAAGAATAGCATTTAAGGTATCTGATAGTAAAGAAGCATCATTGGCTAATGTACCAGATGCACATAATTTAATAAGGGCAAATGCTATTGTTAAATCACAGATAAGCACAAACCAAATAAAAGGTTTATTTATAGATAAGAAACATAACGAGGTTTTTAATGGGCTAAAAATGAGGGCATCATTTGGGCAACAGGGCAACGTTGTTAACCTAAGTAAAACACCATCAACCATAACTCACAGTAATGATTTAATTGTGCAACAATTAAAGAAAAACGTTGCCTTTAAACGTGAAGATCAAGCAAGTACTTATATTGACTTTAAGCGGTATATCTGGGATTCAACGCAATCTAGTGATACTATACCTAAGAACCAGATATATATTGATGCTCTAGGTCTAACAGATAAACAAGTAAGAACTATGAAAGAAAAGTGTCTCAAGGAAGGAATATTTGTCAAAAACAAGTCTGGTAGATATGTAAGAGTCTAACCGTATACTCTTAGCTTCATCTGTATACATTGCGACTAATGTAAAACACCATTTTATATTAGTCGCTTTTTTATTACCAATTAAAAAAAATACCATCATTTTAAAATAATACGACACCCTTTAGGCATCACTGCCAGAACGATTGGGCATAGGTCAGGTAAAATTCAGGCACTGTGTATCACTGTCTATAACTAACTTACATATACATTGGCATTTTAGGCTTATTTATTCCATTAAAAAATTATGAAAAAAAGATATATATAAATAAATAAAATATAAAAAAAATATAAAATATAAATATATATGAGAACTAAACCTTGCCTAAAACGCCCAAAATGCCTAAAGTAAACTAGTAGTTTAGATTCCAGAGATATTTTTTTGCCTGAATTTATCCACATTTTGCCTAAGTCAACTAGGAGTGATGCCTAGCTATGCCTGAAATTATTTATCCACAAAGTTATCCACAGTTTATTTAATATGATGGTATTTTTTTTTAATTGTTATGCAGTAAAAACCTTGTAACTATTGTAATATGTGTTAACTTATGATAATATATACATATAAGTTAACACTAAGTATTTAAATTAATGCAATGGGTATTACAGTAATGAAGGTTACAATAGATTAAAAGGAGGATATTATGAATTTCGATCGTAATGGTCAAATGATTATAGTAATACAGATATTAAAGCATGGTAGGAAAGTAAGTGAACTTAGTTACAATAATCGTATAAGTAATACTAGTATTTATAACTGGATTAAGAAATATAAAGATGAAATTGAAAAGCCAGAAAACAAATGGATGTATGATGAACGTTATATTAATGAATTTTAAGGAGGGTTAAACAATGATAAACAGAAGGAAAATAGATGAATTAAAGAAAGTCATTGAAGAATTATCACATGTAGGGTATCTGAATTGCAAGAATAATACAAATTTAAACATGATTACAAGTAATAAGACTATGGTAGATTCCAACTTAATTGTATTAAGCCTAGAGAACACAAGATTGATTGATGAATACATTAATAAAAACATTCAGACTTTAATAAATCTAGCTTATTATTTGGAGGAAAAAGCTAATGGATAAGTTTGACAAAGATAAACTAAGGCATTTAGAGAACTTATTGATAGCAGATATCGTTTATTGCACTATAGTATTTGCAATAATGATAGCACTATTAATAAAAATACTGAATAAATAAGGAGGACAAAGAATAATGAGTAATATAGTAAAATCAATAATTCAAAAGTATCATTTTAGAAAAGCAGTTAATTCAATAAATAATAAGTTAAATAATATGAATGATGAAGATAAAAATCAATATTTAGATCATATTAATAGATTAAATAATATGAATGATGAAGAATTACAAGAATACTTAAGGAGGAAAAAGATAATGAATAATAAAAAAGATGAACAAGTAAAACCACATAAGAATAATATGGATTTATTAGACCCACATGGATTTTGGGCAAAATTTTCAGAATTTGATGATGATAATCAAAAAAAACAGGAGGACAAAGAATAATGAGTAATATAGTAAACACTTTAATTCAAAAAGGAATATTATATTTTGTTAAGAAAAATAAATATATATGCGTTTACAGAGATTGGCTTTTAATTATTGTAGGTACGGATGAAGAAAGAGAATTCCAGTTGTATTTTAAAAGTGTACTTATTAATACAGAGTATACGTGGAATGAAAAGTTTACTTATGAAACCAATGATTTTGAGGAATTACTAGATTATATAGTTTATTAATTGGAGGGTTTAACAATGGAATTTAATCATTTAAAAAAAGAATTTCAAACAGATTTAGAAAAACTGATAAATAAACATAGTGTAGATAATGATTTAAATTTATCAGATCGAATAATAGCAGAATATTTAATTCAAGAAATACATAATTTAAGATTATTAATTAGTAAGTACAATCGTGAAAACAATGAATCACAGGATATGACTTTAAAAGAACTATGGAAAACTATATAAAGGAGGATTTATGGAATTTAACAATTTAAAAAAAAGAACATCAATGGGATTACTTAAATTAGCTATAAATAAAATAAATGCTAAATTAGAGAAAATGAGTGAAGAAGAAAGAGAACAATATATGAATGATGTAATTAAGAAATTGGAGGGTTCAGAGAATGTCAGATAAATTAGAGGACTTAAAAGATTATTTAGAACGACAATTAAAACAAGCTCAGGAATCAGTTTTAGAATGTGCTGAAAGGTTAGATAAATTCACTAATAAAAAAGGTGAATGGGATGATATTTATGATCATATGTGCCAAGGAGAAATAGAGAAAGAACTAAGTTATAAAAGGGAAAAAGTAAACGATTTAAAACAAGAGATAGAAAGGTTAGAAAATGAATGAAAATAATATTGATATTTTAAAAAGTGATTTATTAATCGTTAAACAGCAGTATGAGGAATTAATTTCATATGATAAAGGATTCAAGGATAAACAAGAGTTACAAGAGTATTATACAAAACTAGGAGAGCTAAGTATTACTATTAAACAATTAAATGAACAAATAGAAGAATTGGAAGGTGATAACAAATGAATAATAATATTGATTTAAAAGGTAAAACAATTAAAGATATGAAAGTTAAATATGATGATAATAAATTAATTTGTATAATATTAGATTTCACAGATGATACAAATATATCTATATCACCTTATGATAATGATGATTTTTTATTTATCACAAAGTTATCAATATCATCCACGAAATTAGCTAATTTAGAAAAAAATTTATTAATACTTAAAGATCAATATATAAAAGATAGAGTTAAATATAATGATTTTGTTGATAGATCATACCCTGACAATATAGATGATTTAAGATATAGAAGTCAATGGATTAGTAATTTAATGCAGCAACAAATTAAAATAGAAGACATAGAGAATCAAATAAAAGAGTTAGAAGGTGATAGTAAATGAATCTTGAAAAAATGGAAAAGTTATTATCTGAATCAATCAATAAATTAAAAGAATTAGATATTAATTATTTAGATTTAGAAAAAAGAGATATGAAAGATATAACTAATGAGGTGGTTATTGATTTAGTCGTTGTAATAATGGAAATACAAAATAAGTTATATTTTGAAAGGAAGTGATTAAAATGTGTCTAAACCACTATATTATGGGTTTAGACCCTTGAGCTAGGTGGTTCAACGGGTTTTGTGGTAGTAAAGATTGAAACAAATGAGATCATGGAGTACAAAACATTAGATGGTTACAAAGAGATATTTAATGAGCTAAAGCAAGCTAAAGGAAACTATCATATAGTATGTGAGGACTACAGGGCAAATATTAGAACTAAAGATCAATTATATGCTAATAAGCTTGTAGGATTCATAGAAGGCTATTGTATAGCAAATGGCATCAAGATTAAGACACAGATGCCAAGTGTTAGAAAGGGTTATTTAAATCAATCTAAACAGACATTAAAAACATATGGGTGCAATATTAAGCATATTATTGATGCTTATGCACATGTGTTAAGATATATTAGAATGGAATTAAAATAATTAACAAAGGTGTTGATAATGTGGATAAGGATTTAATGATATTAATTTTAGTTGGATTTTGTGTGATAATAGCTATTACTTGTACTGTTTTATGCATCTATATACTAAAGATAAACAATTTTAAAAAGCTTAAAAAAGATATACTTACATTTAGTAATACATTAGAATACTTAAAAACAGATGCAAGTAATAGCTATAATACACTTCTATCTGATATAAGAGATACTAAAAAAGATTATATAACAACTTTAGCAACAGCTAAAGACAAAGCAAAAATAATGTCTAATAGATTAGATTTATTAATCAAAGAATTAAATGCTATCTTAATCAATAATAGTAAAGTATCTAGGGATTACTTAATTAAAAAATACCCTGAAAATAGACCTAATTTTAATATAAAAGTAAGACCAAATCACCTAAGTGAAAAAGAAATAACTATAGGTGATTTAGTAAACAAAAATAATAAGGAGTGATTTTTTTTAAATGAAAAAAGAATCTAAAGAAGATCAAAAGCCAATAAGAAAAATAGAAGATAACACAAGTAAAATAGGTAAGCTTATTAAAAAAATATTATGGAAGATAGATTTATAAGGAGTGATTTTTAAATGAATATTGTAAAAAATGTACCAATTAAAAGATTTCTAGAATTAAGTAATAAAGCAGAGATAGCAAGTGAAAAATTGAAACAATTAGAAAACACAATTCATAATTGTTTTGAAATAAGAAGGAAAGACCCTGTAAAATATATGGATTCTGATAGATATTATGTATTTTTAGAAAATGAATTTGATTCTTTAATTGCTAAGTTTGATAGAGAAATAGTACTACAAGATAAATTTCGACCAGAGGTCGAAGAGTATCTAAATTATCAAATGGATGTAGATATAAAAGTCTACATGAATATGGTCGAAACTGTAAACCAATATATAGACAAAAAACTCTACCATAAAACATTAGTCACCACAGAAGAAAAAGAAAAATACGCTCAATTCATGGTAGAAGGAATTAAGACTAAAAAAAATATAAATACGAGGTGATTTAATGAATATAGAAGAGTTAACTACTGATATTTTAAGCTATGATGATTATGTGGAAGTTAGAATAAAACATGAAGGTAAAATATACAATATAACAAGAAAAGTAATAAAACCTAAAAAAGATAATGAATGTATTTATTTAACATTAAAAGAAATAAAGAATAATAAATAATTGATATGTATGTTAACACATGATACAATATATACATTAATTAAACTAAATTAAAACAAAAAGGAGACTTATAAACAATGTTAATTAAAAAGGGAAACAAATTAATCTTAGAAGGGACTAATTATCCAGAGCAATTAAATAGTGTACAGGGAGCGACTAGAATCAAAGGTGGATGGAGTTTTCCAATAGATTATTTTTGTGTAAACAAAATAAGCACTATATTAGGTACAAGATTGACTTCTAGCGACGAGGTTAAAAAGTGGTACTATGAAGAAAGAGAACGCCAAATTTTAGCCAATAAGGTACTTAAAAACGATATTAAAGACATATCTAGTTTAAATAATATAAAAGGGTTAAATAAAGAATTAAAAGATTACCAGTTACAAGCAGTTAGATTCTTCTTAGCTACTAATAGGTGTATGATAGCCTTTGATGCTGGATTAGGAAAAACACTTGTAGCTATTAATTGTATAAAAGCAATTAAAGCCAAAAAGGTATTAGTAGTTTGTCCTAGTTATCTTAAGTATAACTGGGAAGATGAAATAAACAAGTGGTCTAAATTAACATGTAGTGTTATTAATGGCACATCAAGTCAAAGGGAAGAAGGATTCAAAGATTATAAGTCTAATAATAAAAATGTACTTATAATCAACTATGAACAAATAAGATACAAAGTAACTAAAGGAGAGAATAACAAGGTAATTAATAGAGAAATTAAGATACATAAGGATATCTTAGAACCAATATGGGATTTAATAATTATGGACGAATCCCATAGATTAAAAAGCAGAGATTCACAGGTATCTGAGGGTATGTTAAAGCTTAAATCTAAGGGTAAATTAATGTTAACAGGTACACCAATTAATAAATGTGAAACAGAGATATGGAAACCATTTAAAATATTGGATAAACAAAGGTTTACATCTTACTGGAAGTTTGCAAATTATTATTGTCATGTTGAAGATGGGTTTTATAGCAAAGAAATCAAAGGACTAAGGAATAAAAAAGAATATAATAAACTTCTTAGTCGTTACATGCTTAGAAAGAAAAAGGAGGATGTAATAGATTTACCAGATAAAGTTGTAAAAACGATCAAGATTGATTTAACAGGGAAACAATTAGCAATATATAAACAAGCTGAGAAAGACTATTTGAATCCTAAAGGTAAAATAATAGAGTCAGATGTAGAAAAGTTTATTAGAATCAATCAAATAGTGCAAAATCCAGCTATACTTGACGGTGAAAATGTATCTTGTTTAACCGATACAGCAATAGAAATATTAAATGATAAAGAGGAAAAATTTATTATAGGTTGTGTATACATTGGTATGTCTGAATTGGTATATGAAGCAATTAAAAAAAAGTTTCCTAAAAGAAACGTATTTCTTGTTAATGGCACAATTAAAGTAAGAGAAAGATATGAAATAATCGAAGACTGGAAGAAAGCACGTAATAGTATAATTATAACAACAATTAAAGCTATGAGTGAAGGTTTAAACCTAGATATCTGTGATAATATGATGTATTTAGATTATGATTGGAGCAATTCAGCAAATTCTCAATTTAGCAATAGAATTCATAGAATGACAAGTACTGAGATTAAATTCTATTATCATTTAATAGTAAGAAACACATGTCATGAATATAAGTATTATAAGCTAATGAATGAGGATAAAAGAATGTCTGAGGCTATCAATGATACACCAAGTAATATTAAGTATTTAGCAGAACAATATATAGACTATGTTAATAACAGCAAGGAGGTTGACCAATGTTAGATAAAATAGTATTAAGAGGAAAATTAGATAATCTTGATAATGAGTGTGAATTTTCAAAGATTATGGATGAATTATTTAAAAAATCATCAGATCATATTTTAGATATTTGTATAAGAAAATTTGCAACAGCTAAAATATTAGACTTTGAATTTAAAACAATATCAAAAATAGGTATTATGGAATTAACTGTGTTTATTGAATTAACACAGTTACCTAATGCAAGTAAAGTTTATTCTAATTGAAAGAGTGATAATATGGATTTGAAATTATATATTTCAGTATTTATAATTGCATTTATTATATCAATAGTTTTACAAAAATTATTAAATAAAATAAAGTAAAGAAGGTGTTTTTAATTGGAAAACAAAGATACACAGATATTAGATTTAAAAATGTTAGGAACATCTACAAAAGGAAACTACAGTATTAAAGAATCACTAGATATGATTAAGTTTTTAGTTATTTTAGATATAATATTCAATATAATAATATTTATAGCAATTGTTATTATATTATCTATATATAAATTTTAAAGGAGTTGTTTTTAATTGAATAAAGATTATTTTATTAAAAGTTTTAGTCACCAACAGCCTACAAATGACCAATTACGAAGAATAGAGCATTTAAGACTATCATACAAGTTACTACTAAATGAGATATATGAGAACTGTATAGACTCAAGAGAACTAAGTTTAGCATTGAATAACCTTGAGAACTCTCTAATGTATGCAGTTAAAAGCATAGTATTAGAAAAGAGATAGGAGTTGTTTTTTAATTGGATAAGGTTAATAAAATTATCAAGTATCATCAATGTATATCTGATAGTATATTAAATAACCATTTAACCGACAAAGAGAACTACTATAATATAAAGAAGATATCAAGTAATTGTTTAGATAATGCTATATATAACTACAATGAAAATCCTTTACCAATTAAAACAGTAAAGGATTTACTTTATAATACTAGGTTAAATGCAGTATATAAAGCCTTATATTATTATATACTATATATAAAAAAATAAATTATCAAAAATCAATAATTTTTTTAAAATCTATTGACTTCTATGTACATAGATGATAATATATAAATGTACCAACGAGGTACACAAAAAATAAACAATTAAAGGAGATTAAAAAAATGGGAACAAAAACATCAAAAGGAACTAAATATATAAGTGGAAAGGTAGATTTAATTTTTCCAGCAATAGCAACACCACAATATTATGTGGCTAAAGATAACAGATTCATAAAAATTGATAAAGAAGAATTATTAAAAACAGAATGTAAAAAAAATGACAAAGGTGTATGGTATAAAGTAATAAATGATGAAAAAGTTGATCTAGGTTATGTAATTACAGTATTGATACCAAAAAATTCAGCCGAAGCTAAAAAGATTAAACATGTAATAGATACAGAATGGGAAAATGGAAAAAAAGCTGGTATGATTACTAAAAAATCACTTTATCCATTGATTGATGGTGATGAAAAAGCAGACGAATTGGAAGCTAAAGATAAGAATGGAGAATACTATAGAGGATGCTATAGCATACAAGCAAAATCTAAGTATAAACCGATTATCGTCGAAGGTAAAAGAAAAATTAAGCCAACATCAAGTGAGTTTGATGTAGATCATAATGGATGGGTAGGAAGAGTGTCTATAACATGTAGACCATATCAGTTTGGAGCAAACTCAGGTGTAAGTATTAAACTTAATCAAATATGTTTCTTAGAAGATAATCCAGATTTAGATTTTGGTGGTGGTTGTGACTTTGAGATAGAAGAGGAAGAAGAATCCACAGATTTTGGAAAAAATGCAAACAATGGATTAATTAATGAAAATATTAATGTACAATCTTGTTATGATGATGATGAAGAAGAACCACCAGCTATATAATAATTTTTACCTCATAGAAAAAAGAGATTTAATTTTAAATCTCTTTTTTCATACATAGGTAAAAAATAATGAATAATACCTACAATTATATCACGTAGGTAAAAATAAACTAAAGTTTACTAAGGAGATTAAAAGAATGGATATTAAAGATATTAAATATAATATTATAGATACTGAGTGTCTATATTATAAAAAAGAAGGTGTAAACACTGGATATTTTAGTTATCAGTATTTAACCGATGAAATGGAAAAAGCTAAAATATTCGAGTGTAGGGAAGATAAAAACTTTCATACACTTTATAAAGCACTGTCAAATACAACTAGACCAATGTATTGTTACAGTATAGACTATGACAAACTTATGATTAACTGTCTTTGTAAGATGGTTGAAAAGGGTATAACTAATATTGCATGGAAACTAAGAAATATATCAGATTTTATGATAAATGGTGACGTAAATTTCTTTCAATTAAATAAAGAGTTTTGGGTTGATATTTACTTCAAGAATCAAGATTCTTTTGATGGTGATGATTTATATCAATGGTCACTAGACCGATTAAAAGAAAATAAATCTGATTATGAAATAGATTTTATTAATCGTTATGACTGGCTATTTGGTAAATCTCAGTTATTCAAGCGACTAAATATATTAGAGATTCCAAAAATTATGTATTATTACACCATAAGACAAGATAATAAACCAAGAATGAATATATCACTAAAGAAACTACAGTTATACTATGAGAACTATAATATAAAATTTGATTTCTCTAAGTATATGAATATGGCAGATATAGAGAAAGATGGATTATATGATGAATTTACAAAGTATTCCTTAAATGATGTTGATTTCCTTAAACGTTTTTGGGATAAGAAACCTAAAGATGATATTATAAAAAGAATTTATGCAGTTAAAGCAGTTAAGAAACTAAAGCCAGAATTTGAAGTATCAGAACGTGCTATATATTCAGAAAATAATACACAGTTAATTAATGAGATACTAAAGATTGATAATCCTAAAAAGGATATTGAAATAAATTATCTAGATTATGTTAAAACTCCATATGATGATTTTAATCGTTTTGCCCAATTTGTAACAGATAATAAAGATATTGAAAAAGATTCACAATTAAAGAAGTTATATTGTGAAACTTATGAGAAACTATATGAAAATGATGATAAAAAGAAATATGAAGATGGACAAATAGAAACTATTGTTAATACTATTGATGAATTAAATATCAATGATGTTATGGTTAAATATGGTCTTGGTGGTTTGCATGGTTCTAAAGAAAACTATATTCAAGATGATTTAATCCATCTTGACTACAGGTCACAATATCCATCAATTATACTACAGTATAAAGAGTTATTCCGTAATATAATAAATGTTGAGTTGTATGAAGAAATATATAACATGCGTAATTTTGAGATCAAACCCAAGTTAAAAGAATTGAAAAAGGAATACAAACAATTGGACCAAGATATAAAAGATCAATTAGTTATAATTGAAAAAGGTGGTAATGATGGGGCAGATATAGCAGTATGTCAAGATTATTACAAAAGATTTGAAGAAATAGAGAAAGAGATCACAGAGTTAACAGAGTTGGAACAAGGTTTAAAACTTATATTAAATACTGCTTATGGTCTTATCAATAGTAACTTTAGATTACCAATAGCAAGTAAGAAACTAGGTCGATTGATTTGTTTAAAAGGTCAATCAATGTTATTAAATCTTATGTATAAACTTGGTAAAACTGAGATAGCAAATGTTAACACAGATGGAATAATAATTAAAAATACTGAAAATCTAGATATAGATCAAATTGTTAAAGATGATGAAGATGGGTATTTTGTATTAGGTGTTGATACCATTGAAAAACTTATACAAAAATCAGTAAATAGTTATATTAAGATATCTAATGGTTACATGAAAACTAAAGGCGAATTTAATATATCAATTAAAAATGTAATAAATAAACATGATAAATTTATAGGCTTACCGAATGCAATTAGAATGATTGAGAAAAAAAGTAATGAAATATATCCTATTTATTTTAATCGTAAATATGTTGATATTCAAGGTCATGAAGATAGTTTCAAAGATAATGCATGGTATTTAACTGATAAAGAAAATGGTGCAATGGCAATTAAGAAAACTATAAGACCATTAATACTAGGTTGTGAAGGTGAAATTATGTATTTTACAGCAGACAAAGAAAAGGCAAGAATAGCAGAGTATACAAAATTTGCACAACTAACCTATAATAAAATCATGGAACATAGATTAAGTGATAGTTCTAAGAGTATTAAGTATTATAAATACAAAATAGTACCAGATGAAGATCAAGAAATGATAAAAGAAAAAAGATCAATTAAAAGAAGATTAAGTAAAATACTTAATCGTGATGAAATAATGATTACTGGTAAACTTGATATTAATAACAATAACAAAGATGTATTATGTATTGGTAATAATCCGATAAAAGAACTAAATAATTACACAATGAGCGATATATTAAAATCTAAACATGTTATTGGTTTTTATCTGGATAAAAATAGTTATCATATGCTTAGTACGGATAATTTAGAGCAACAAGAATATCTTGATAATTTTGATACATTAACAGTAACACATAAAAACGGTAGAAGGTGCTATATATTCAAAGAATTTGATAAAGAATATATTAATTGTTTTAAAGATGTTAAATATCAAAAAGGAATATCTATTCCTTTACATACATTAGATGAAACTTATATATCTAATTTCAATGAGTTACAAAGTTTAACTAGTTTGTAGGTGATAATATGACATTTGACGAATTAATAAATAAATTGATAGAAAACAAAATATGTCTTAAGTGTCTATACAATCCACAATGCATAAGCGATTGTAAGACATGTTACCATAGATTATTTGAAGAAACAGGATATAGTAAAATAATAAAAGCCATAGATCATAGGAGAAACCAATTGGATATTTTAAAATATTTATTAATAGTATATGATTCTAATTGTGTCAAACTTATCAAGGAAGATAAAGAAGATAATGAAGATAAAGAAGATAATGAAAATAAAGAAGATAATGAAAATACAGGTGATACCTAAAATATCACCTGTATTTTTTAATAAGAGCTAAAGACAAAAAACAATTGAAAACAACATATCTAATGAAGAACATTACAATATAAACAAAAAAAATAATTAAAAAGTCTTATTATCACTATTATTTCTTAATAATTATATCAAATTTTAATATAATTTACTATTAAAAATCTTAGAAAAATCTTAGAAAAAATCCTAAGGAAAACCTCATGGAATTCCTAGGGAAAACCTCATGGAATTCCTAGGGAAAACCTCATGGAATTCCTAGGGAAAACCTCAGGGAATTCCTAGGGAAAACCTCAGGGAATTCCTAGGGAAAACCTCAGGGAATTCCTAGGGAAAACCTCAGGGAATTCCTAGGGAAAACCTCAGGGAATTCCTAGGGAAAACCTCATGGAATTCCTAGGGAAAACCTCAGGGAATTCCTAGGGAAAACCTCAGGGAATTCCTAGGGAAAACCTCAGGGAATTCCTAGGGAAAACCTCAGGGAAAACCTCAGGGAAAACCTCAGGGAAATCCTCAGGGAAATTTACCTTACCAGTATTTTACATTGTCAATATCTTACATTACCAGTATTTTACATTACCAATATCTTACAATTCCATAATATTCCTTTGTCTAATTTCGTATTGAATTTTATGCATTATGGAATATAATTCCTCATTTGTATATAATGCGATAAATGCATCAATGAAAGTATTGTTATTTTTTTGTTCCCTCATTAATAGAAGCAATTCAAGTTCTTTTTGTTTCTTTTTAGTTACCTTGTTATCCATTGTTTTAATTCTCCTTTCAGTTAAGAAAACATATCCGTAAATATTTTTGCCTTTTCTTTTAATTGGTTTAAGTATCCATCATTTAAAATAATATGGTCATAATTTATATCGTTAAATTTATTACTTTGATCTATATCGGATAAATCAATATCATTTTGATTTAAATTAGGATTAACAACTAATACCTTTACACATTGCCCGTAATCTTTAAACTCGTTTTCCTCTCTTACATGTATGAAGTTTAACGTGTTTTCCCTAAGTCTACCATTAACATAATGTATGAAATAATTGGGATTATATTTTTTAATCATTCTTTTTAAATAATATAAAAAGTTTCTATACTCTTTAGACTTATCAATACTTGGTGTATCATATTCATAATAAAATACCTGATTAGCTAAAAACCTTAATGAATCAATAGTACTTATATTATTACATAGTACATATTGAGAGCAATAATCAATAAAAGTATCTTTACCATTATTACATTTACCATTAATAATAATGTTATATGCTTTCTTTAGTGATCTTGGTAAACTATTAGAACCATACAATTTACATATATCACACCACCCATCATTATTAATATCATTACCACAACGTTTACAATAATTCATTTTGTTATCCTTTCTAACTAAGTTATAAATATGACTTTAAAAATATCAATGTTAATTTTAACCATATTAATGCATTAATTAAACCCACAATTAATATTATTAATAAAGTTTTCCAATTAGATTTAATATTTAATTTCAATCCTTCTAATAGTTCGGATAGCTCTTTTTTATTCATTTATTTATATCCTTTCTAACTAATTGTATTTGGTTTGAAATCTATGTCTATATTAAATATGTTAGGTTTAACCAAACTATTGTTATCATAAATCAAAGTAACACCATTTATTTTTTGTTGGTCCTCATTATAGACATAGTATAATGATATCTCTTTAACTATATTAGGTTTTATCTTATGGTCTTTATCATATTGGGTTATATGTTCACTTAATACCTTTTTGTTATCGGTTATACATCTAAATTCACCAATGTATGTATTATAGTTACTATTATTTGTTATCTTAATATTTATCCTTAATATCTTATCATTTTCTTTTAATTGCTTATGGTCAATATTGGTTTTAAAGTTTTCATGAGTATCTAAAACCGTTAAAAATACATCTGGTAAGATTTCTATATTTTCACTAGGTTTATATATAGCCAAGTTATTAAAACTCTTTTTATTATCAGTCATTTTATTTTTTTTAATCGGTTCATTTTTAATACTATCACGATAATAATTAACATGATTAGTTATAGACAATATAATAATTATAAATACAAATATTGCAAATATTACTTTTATCTTATTTGTTATCATCTTTAACCACCTTTTTATAATTAAGATTTAATGGTTTTCCTCTGATAGCGGTTATTTTACCGTATATATCTATAAACATGATATCGCGATTTCTCATTTCTCTAATATCTTCTATTTGATATTTGATATCTCTATTAATCATATTGCAATCATTTAATAATTCATCTGGTATTATTGCATGTACATATACACCCATGTGTGTCTTAATAATCATTTTAGTAAATTTTACCTGTTTTCCCTTCAATATTATAGTTGTCCCTATATGTAATGCCATTACTTGTTGAATTGGCATTCTAATAGATGCTATTTTTATAAAATCATCAATCATTTTTTTTCCTCCTTTTTCGACTCTTTTATTAAATTTGTCAACATATCGTTGACATAGTTACTCTCAGTTTTCCCAGCCTTTAAGGCTAAAACCTTAATACTTATAATTACATTTTCATCTAAAGAATATAATTTTCTTTTAGCCATTCCTTGTTATCTCCTTTCAATATGTTACGTTTTATACAATTGTAACATATGTATACATGGATAACAATTAAAAAAACTAACAAATCTAAATTTGACAAATCATGATTTTACAAAAAAATAAACCGAATATATTCGGTTTATCTGTGGTTTAAATATATTAAATAGTCTCTAAGTCGTTTATAGTTCTTAATGCATTTATTATTTGTTTTCCCTTTTGAAAACTCATTTTGTTTAATTGGATTCTTTTAACTATATTTCTTGCTATTACTTTTAGTGCCTTGTTTAAATCTTCTTTTTTAATTTTACCAATTAATATATTATGCTCTATAGTCTTAATTTCTTGTGTTAACTTAGAGATATAAAAACCCGCTTGCTTTTTACTAAGTTTTCTAAGTTTTAAGATATTACTTGACGTTCCATACCTAATATACTTTAGGTTACTTAAGTATACGACTTGCTTTTCAGTTATTAAATAATTACTCATAATTTTTTAGTCTCCTTTTAGTTTAATTTAGTTTTAATTTAGTTTCTTACTTTTAAAATTTGAATTTAAATTTAATTTCCTTAACCTGAGATTTAATTATTAATTTGTCATAATTGTTATATTCATCTACAATTAATATAATAATTTTCCTAGATTCCATTATTATTCCAGTTACCCACCTTTTAACCTTGTTACTATATCTAAAAGTCTCTAGTTTTTGAATTTTACTGTTATACTTTTGTAACAATGGTTTATGGCTAAATTTTACCTTGATACAATGATTTAATATTAAGGTCTTATCTTTTATATCTGTTATTTCTTTATCAACAATATAGCTTAAATCATACAATCTATTGTTATCATGTATTCTTTTGTAATCTTCTAATTTTAACCCATTCAACCTTTTTCCCCTCCGATCGGTAAGAATTTTTATATCGTTAATTTAATTATTTACTATATGATTATATTATCATACGTGTACATCTGTGTCAATTGTATTATTGAAACTTAATAATTTTTTTGATATAATTGCATTGGTTATGATGTTTAGTTTTAAATTAATGTTTACCAATGTACATTTAAACATTGTAGATTCAAAAGAGGGTTTATATAAACCCTCTTATTAACTTAGTTTAGATAGTTTATATTCTAAGTAATCATGGTATAATTGTAAGTTATTATATATTTGTTTTACTTCTTCTTTATTAGTGAACATAATAGTATTAAAATATTTAAAAAGAAATTGACTTTCTTTTTGTTTTCTTAGATATACTCTAAATTTAAATGTTTCTGTTTTATCTTCTTTATCTATATTATTACTTATCATTAATATATTAATAATTTCATCTTTAACCTTTTTAATTGATTCCTCTAATTTATTGATTTTTATAAATAAATTTAATATATCCTCAATATTACAATAGTCTCTATATGTTAATCTTGAGCTATCAATTAAAACATTTATATCATTATGTCTTAATTCATTATTTACTATATTGAATCTATTATAGTAATCTGTCTCAGTTTCTAATGGTATATAGAAAGTTTTACCATGTATATTATTGTCTCTTAATAATCTTGATAGCCTTAATGTTATACTTTCTTTAACATCTAAAGAATTTGAAATATTTAAATTTATCTCTTCTTTAACCCTATTATCCATAGTTTTTTTAGTCTCCTTTTCAGTAGCTTTTTTTTCTTCTTTCTTAACCTTTCCATCCCTACCATATGAAACTATTGGCAGTAATAAACATACTGGGTTATTATCAATTAAAATACTTAATCCCATATTACCCTTAATATCTATTAATTGGATAGTATAATTAAAGTTATCATACAGCTTTAACATATTTACATATAAAGTTTTATAATTGATTTTTTCGCCATCATATTCAATATACTTAGTACCTTTAGAGTCTAACCTAGTACCATCATCAACAAAGGTTAATTCATTTTTGTCATATGTTGCTATGATACCATTAGAATTTTTTAATATGAACTCTGAAAAATCAACTTTTTCCATTGGATGGTTTTTACTTTGTTTAACATATTTACATAATTCTTTAGGTATCTCATAGAATCCGCAACAATCACTTACATATCTATGTTTAATAAGTCCATTCTTGATAGTATCATTCTTGTTTAATGTACTATCAATATAATGATTAACTAGTCTTAAGTTTGATTTTAATTGATTACTGATACCTGTATTGTCTAGGTCTTTAGTAGATTTTACGGCGTTTTCCATAGCTTGAATACTTTTTTTCATTGATTCAATTGACGAATAATTCCAAAACTTTTTATTATTGTTATCAATTATAAAATTTAAAGGACTTATTTTATTTATATTTGTATATTTTTCTGTCACTTCTACCGATCTTTTGTCAAGCTGACTAAATAACTCATATCCCCAAGACCTACCATTCTTATAAATACATACCGTATTATTACAACGCAATTCATACCTTACATATTTTGATAATTTAATAATATTCATAATTTTTTAATCTCCTTTTTGTTTAGTTTATTTAATTTATCTTATGTATATATATTATCACCTATTAACATTGATGTCAATAGATTTTATATTACAGATAAATTACATGTGGTACAATTAAAAATAATATTGTTACTTCTATGATTTTGATTTTTAATTGTTTATTCATGGTTAACTAGGTTTATTTAGTTAACCATAGTAAGCAATTAAAAAACTAATAGTTATATTTAAGAATTTTATATAAATGTCTGGTAACTGGTATAAACTTAATTTGTTTTAGTTCTTCTATATCAAACCTATTTAAAAATCTGTTATCATATAAACTATCATAACTAACATTTATCTGGATTAACTCAATATCTACAATATCATTATAATTATTAATGCTGGTATGGAGTTTATTAAATTGTTCTAAATATTCGTTATGGTCTATAGTTATACCTCTATTTAATGTTAACCCTTGTTTGTTCTTGATTTCTAATAAATACATCATAATATATTAATCTCCTTTTTTATTTGGTATAATTTAGTTGTTGTTTATTTGAAAAAAATCCTTTATACTAGTTAGAATTATTAGTGAATTATGATTAAGTTAATCATAATTCACTAACTTAATTCGACATTAATAAGTATTAAGTAAGTTTTGTAATGGTTCTCCACTAATATAAAACATTTCCCTTTTATATTTGAATCCGTCTACCTTTGTCAAATCATACCTAGATAATGCCATTGTATACAAGTCTTCTAATTTTGACTTTGTTCCATCTGTTTTAATTATCCATACTGATTTTTTATTTTGAAACCATTTTAAAATCTGTATTAATTCCTTGTAATCCTCTGGTACTGTACCTATATCATACTGATACATGATTAACATGTTTCTAAGATCGTTATTTGGAATCAATGTATATATAAGTGGACGATTAAAACCACCATTTATTAAATCATACTCAATATGACTTTTAGTATCATAATTGCTTTTATTCCAATCGTATACAATAATTATACCTTCTAGTATTTTCTCATAGCTTATATTAATATTAACGTCCTCTATTGCCTTACTTGGAGTTTTAGGTATAGAATAGAATCTATTGTTATAATTGTTTTCAGTTTTGATATTAGTGTTTTTGTTAGATTCGAAATAATTTGATAATTCATTATCTAATTGAATTGATATTCTTTGTTCTATATACCTTCTAAAGTCTTGCATTTTATTAGCAGTATACCCAATAGCATACTTAATGTTATCAATGTTAATTGCTTCTATCTCTAATTTTCCGTCATGTGATACCTTATTGCTTAATTCTACTCTTATTCTATTTGATAATTTAATATTCATAACTTTTAATCTCCTTTTAGTTGCTATGGTTAACATAAGTTAACCATAGACTTATTTTTTTTTTATTTATTTTTCATACTCTGAAATATTTGTATATCCCATGCTTAACCATAGTTTTCTTATTTCCTCATACTCTTTTTTACTTTTGTAAACTGAATATGCTTTTTTACCTGTATTACTTATACCTGTTATTGATTTCTTGTTATCCAATTAATAAAACCTCCTTATATTATAATCGACAAAGTATTTCGTACCATTGATCTATGATACTAATATTATTATTAATTTCTAAGTGTCCTAATAAATCAAAATTAGTTTCATCTTCACCATATAGAAAAACATAGGGCGATTGTATTCCATTGATGCAATATTTCACAAATGCATCAAATGGTAATGGATTGACAACTAATTTATCGTAAACATATGTATTCTCAATTTTTTCTACCTCTTTTTTTATCTCTTCATACTTAGCTAAATATGAAGAATATTTATTATTATTTATAAATCTTTCATTTCTTTCTAGAAGATATGTTATTATTTGTTCTCTGTATAAATGCTTTTTATACATTTTTGGCAATAATATAAATGTTTTTACTAATTTGTTACCTATGAAACTTGTTACCGCAAATTTTACCTTGTTTGTATCTAATCTTATACTTATTAAATCGTCTTTATCTTGTGCTATCTTATATGTACATTCGTTACTATTTGCCTTGTAGTTTCTATTAGTAACAAATGTTTTTTCTTGGATAATATCCTCTGTATTAAACAAATAACCACCATAATTTTTTACCTCTTTTAATAATTTAGCAAATTTATTCATAATCTTTTAATCTCCTTTTTTTTATTATTTAATTTAATTTATCTTATGTATATATATTATCATCTGTTAACATGTATGTCAATAAGTTTTTGAAATTTTTTTCTGATTTTTTAATAAAATTTTTTATGTTATAATTTATACAAGGTTATTAATTTTTTTACTCATTAGATATTATTTGTTTAATTGCTAGGTGGCTATTATGCCACCTTAACAATTAAAATAAAGGTTATTTACTTAATTCAACTATCCATGTATTACCACAATTACGACATGTATAATATATCTTACCGTCTTTAATTGTGCCTTTAACATTTTTACTATTGCATTTTGGGCAACTATTTATTTTTTCTGCCATAGGATTTCACCTCCTTTCAATTAAAACAATAATATTTATAATTGTTAGGCTGATATTTTAATAAAATTCTTTTTTGGTTTCCTAGTTTTCTTTTTGCTCTTAGTGCTGTCATATATTGTCTTTTCACCATATTTATTAACTATCTCTTTTTTACTTCTTCCTCTTCTACCGTCTTTTTTAAAATTCTTACTATCTGGTAAAAACCATTCTTTTTTACCACTGGAATAAAAGAAACCTAATTGTTTTAATTGTTCTCTTATCTGGTAAGTATCGCCAGATATCCACATGTAGACACCTCGCATTACTATTTTTATATTCTCTTTCTTTAATAAATCTATTATTGCCTGTTTGAATTTATCGTCTTTTAAATCATCTTCCTTGATATTGTCTTTATCAAAAGAACTATTATACTTTTTAGCGTTCTCTTCCATATGAGATACTTTAAGTATCTTATAATAACTATCATAATCATTTGACATTTCCTTAAAATAGATATCTGATAAACCATGATTGACATCTGGATGTAATAACTTGGAAAATCTTTTAAATGCATTTTTTAATTCGCTCAAGTCCTTACAATTAGAAAAGAATTCTAAATTTAAAACACCTTTTTCTTTTAATACTACCTCATACTTTTTCATGTTTTTAGTCTCCTTTTTGTTTAATTTAGTTTAATTTAGTTTGTGTTAACTTATGATAATATCTTATCATGTATTAACATTTATATCAATGTGTTTTATGTTACACTTTTGTTACCTAGTATACACTGGTAAATTATATTTAAATAAGTCCTCATTTTTTACATTGTATCTCTTTTCAATCTCTGCTTTACGATTAAAAAAATTTCTTATTTTTTTTAACATAATCTTTTAGTCTCCTTTTTGTTTTAATTTAGTTGCTATGGGTAACTTAGTTACCCATAGTATTTATACCGTTTTTATCCTCTAGTTTCCACTAGTATATTGCTTATACCTTTATTTTCATCTATTACGCAATCTATAACCTTACTAGGTGTTTTTGAGTTCTTATAAATGTCTATGTTTATAAAATCTCTTAAATATTTTTTTGTTGTTCTCCAATCTCTCTTATACACTGTTATTCCGTGTATCTCTTGATTTAAATAAACCTTACCACATTTATAAACCTTAACCACCCATGTTTTACTTAAATTATACTTATCCTTCATTCTTATTATTATCATTTTATTATTCATATCTTTTAATCTCCTTTTTGTTTAATTTGTTTTGTGTTAACTTATGTTAATATGTTATCATGTATTAACATCTATGTCAATACTTTTTTCTATTTTTTATTTTCGTTCTCTTTCTTACTATTGTCTACAACTGGAAAAAACTTTTCACCTTGTTTTTTCCTGTTTTCTATTATTCTTTTTAGCATAATATTTTCGCCTCCTTTTTTTAAATGTTAATGTATTGTTTACTATGTATACATATTATCATTAGTATTAACACATGTCAACACATATTAACATATGTAATCTTATTGTAATATATGTTAATTAGTTACTATGTGTTACCAGTTAAAACAAAAGGCTTTAACGATTAAAAAAAAGAAAAGATCAAAACCGATTAAAAAAATAGAACGATTTTTAAAAATATTTGGTGTTCTTTTTGAAACCCTGTGATATCAAGGGTTTCAAGATGTGAATATAAAGCCATTGAAACCCTGTGATATCAGTAGTTTTAATGGTATTATATTTATATCATTAATTTATAGCAATTCTATTTTTCAATTTTGAATAATGATAAGATAACTTTAAATAAAATAGCTAGAAATGAGTGATATATTTTACCTCTGTGTAACATCTGATAGCTGGCGTTATACCTTTGTAATTTTTATTGATTATATGTAAGTTTCTTAGTAACTGGCGTTATACTATGGTTTTCAATAGAATTCTTAGTAACTGGCGTTATACTATGGTTTTCAATAGGTTTCTTAGTAACTTGTGTTGTTATTGAGAACTAAAGTATTACTATGGTTTTCAATAGGTTTCTTAGTAACTTGTGTTGTTATTGAGAACTAAAGTATTACTATAGATACATAGTTTGCTTTAGTACTATTTAAAGCTTTATTTCCACTATTCCCAGTCTTTATTTAGATTTCTAAGTGTACCGATACAATTTATTGTTAACATATCGTTGCTTTTTGTAAAAACTCTGTAATATTATGTAACCAAGTATCTAAATGACATTTTAATTAATAATGTTTCTAATTTTAATCATTTATGATAACTAATCTTACTAGGATATACTAGGTCAAAAGAGGTTTATAATTATCTCTTCTGTGTTTATTTAAGTTATGAAAAGGTAAATTGTGTACATAATTGATAACTTTAGATTTGAAAATAGTTAGATAAAAGGTAACTTTTGTTCACAACTGACTTACAATTAAAAACAACTATCCACAATATACAGTTTAGGCATACGCAGGCATTCGATCAGGCACTCTAGAACCCTTCTCCCAGTTGAGAATAGGCGGCATGGCGTTTTAGGCATAGGAAAAATACTTATAATATATATAGTTTTTATATTTTTATAATATATATACATATGTATACTTATTTATATATTCCCTTTTTCATAATTTTTTATATTCCCACACTATGCCTAAATAGCCTAAAGTATATATAGAGTAGATATAAGAAGGGTTTTCGAGTGCCTGAATTTTGCCTGACTAGGCATAATGGGCACTTTATGCATTTTTTTTAATTTTTATGCATACCTAAATTTTACATAGTTTTGAAAATGATGGTACTTTTCTTTTAATTGATAATAATTAATTAAAATTTAAAAATATAACTCTAAGTTTACTTTTAACGATATTTGATAATTTATTTATAATTTAGTTATAATTAAAACAATAAATATAAAAATAAAAAAAAAATAATTTATTTTTTTTCTTGCCTAGTTTTGCCTGAATTATTTTTTTTGCCTGAATTATTTTTTTTGCCTGAATTATTTTTTTTTGCCTGAATTATTTTTTTTTTATACCGCCGTAAACTAAAGGAAGCTAAGAACGTTCTTAGCTTCCTTTGTAAGCTGGTATTTTTTAATCGGCAACTGACATAAACTAAAAATACCGCCGTAAACTAAAGGAAGCTAAGAACGTTCTTAGCTTCCTTTTATATTTACCAGCTTAATATATTAAAGTGAAATAAATCATCTATATTATAAAGAACAAATATTAGATCGCCCTTTTTATAATTCTTGTCATTTGGTGTACAAAAGGTCTTATTGCCATCATTATCCATACACCATTTACCGTCGGCACTATAGCCATCTACTTCCATTATTTCAAATTTTATTATACCGTCTTGTTCCAAATAAACCATTACACCACATACCACTAATATTACTAATATTACTAATATAATACTTATTATTTTAATCATTTTTTTAATCTCCTTTTTGTTTTATTTTGTTTAATAGGGTACTATATACACCCATGCTATATAGGGTACTATATAGGGTACTATATACACCCATGCTATATAGGGTACTATATACACCCATGCTATATAGGGTACTATATACACCCATGCTATATAGGGTACTATATACACCCATGCTATATAGGGTACTATATACACCCATGCTATATAGGGTACTATATA